CTACTATATTAACAAAGACGGATTTTGCAGCAGGGGATATTGATTCTCAAAAGAAACATAAAAGAATGATAGATGATTTGGTAAATATTCTTAATAACTTTTATGAAAAATACAATATAGATAAAAAAATTACATTGTGATACGATTAAAAGATTTACTTACAGAAGCAGACAAACGATTTGAGATACCACAAAATACATGGACTCCAATTATGCGTTCCGAACTACCTCGTTTTAAAGAAATAATATTTGATTTGATTTCAACTGCATACGGTCCAATTGGTGGACACTCTAATGTAAAAGATAAAGAAGACCTTCCTGGTGAGGGTGATTTCTTTGATGTAATAGATGTAGATGGTGATGATGAGATTGATGCAGCCACAATAGCTAAATATAAACCAGCTGGTAAGAAGTTTGTGGCATTAGGACATGATGGTTCATCTGCAGGAAAATCAGCAGCTGTAAATCATCAAGTAGATAAGTTAAAGAAGGGTGGTTATTATGTGGAAGTATCTGGTAAAATGAGAGATATATTTATAGCTAAAGGTTTAGCACCTGTTACCGATGAAGCTACCGTTCGTAGGGCATTAAAGGGTAAAGAACTTAAATGGAATGAAGATGGTTCATACGATAGAAAAATAGCTGGAAGTATGCACACTAAAATGATGTTTGGAAAACCAAAATAATATGATAAAATTAAGTAGTTTAATCAAAGAAGTAGAAGTTGGGCCAGGACATGAAAACGATAGAGATATGGTTGTAGGTGTTGCTGAAATACTTCGTATGGTAGATGATATGAACAATCGAAAAGAAATAGCAGAAGCTATGTTAAGAAAATTTAAATCAGAAGATGTTATACATAATGCAGCAGAATTTTTAACACTTTGTGGCATTTAATAATAATATATTAATACAATGACCCTCACTTAAAATGTGGGGGTTTATTATTTATACCTATGAAAGATTTACTAACTATTGTAATCCCTTGTAAAAACGAAAGGGAAAACATCTATGAGTGTATTGGATTTATTGCAAAGCAAGTGGGATGTGGTGGAACTAAAGTTATTATTGCAGATACTTCCGATAAGGAGGAATCTCTTTGGTGGTTATGGAAAACACAAAACGAATACAAATACTCACTAAATATTGAAGTAATAAAAGGTGGGTTTCCGGCTAAGGCAAGATTAGAAGGAAGTAAATTAGTAACCACTCCTTACATTCTTTTTTTAGATGCTGATATAATGTTACAAAATAAATTCGTATTGGGTGAATGTTTATCATACAATACCGATTTAGTAACTGTACCATTTCAAACCGAAAGGGGATTTAATTGGATATTTAGATTATCTGATATTCAGCAAATATTAAGTAATTGGTTAGGAACTCCATTTGCTATTGGTGGATTTCAATTTTGGAAAACGGAAGCATATTGGAAAACCGGCGGATATGATGAAACTCATTTGTTCGCAGAAGATTATTGGGTTTCTCAAAGAGCAGATACGATGAAGATACATAATACAAAAGGTGTATGGACATCTGCAAGAAGATTTAAGAACAAAGGATTCTTTTATATGTTTTTATTAAGTATAAAATGCTACATAAACCGAAACAACAATTCATTCTTCCAAAAACATCACAATTATTGGATATGAAATATCAAGCAATAATAGTATCTGACTTACACTTAGGAATTAAAGATAGTAAGGCTGATGAGTTTATAGAATTCTTAGATGAACACCCAACTGACCTCCTTATTCTTAACGGAGATATAATCGATGGATGGGCTTTAAATAGAGGAGCTAAGTGGAAGAAAAAACACACTAAAGTTATTTCTAAAATATTAAAGTTATCTAACAAAACACAAATAATTTGGATAAGAGGAAACCATGACGAATTTATACAAGAGTTCATTGGGACGAATTTTGGACACATTGAAATTAAAGAAGATTATGTACTTAATACAAAGACTTGGGTGGAGGATGATTTATTTAGGAATGAGAGCTATTACATTTTCCACGGAGATGTTGTGGATGTTTTTATAACTAAATACAAATGGTTATCAAAGATAGGTGCAATTGGATATGATTTTGCACTTTGGTTAAATAGAGTTTATAATGGATATCGTAAATGGAGAAAGTTACCTTACATATCTATATCACAAAAGATTAAAGCAAGTGTTAAAGTAGCAACCAATTATATAAACGATTTCGAAACAACAGCCCTATCAATGGCTCATAAAAAAGGGTGTAATGGAGTGATTTGCGGACATATCCACCAACCTGCGGATATAATGATTAACGGAGAAAGATATCTCAATAGTGGGGATTGGATTGAGAATATGAGTGCAATTTTGGTAGATTATGACGGTAAGTTATATTTATACCAAAGATAGCACTATGAAAAATATATTATTCTTATTTGCATTATTACCAACACTAGCTTTCTCACAAGTTAGTAATTGGAGAACAACCCCTCCTCAACAATCACAACCTCAACAAAGAGTAGAAACTCCTAGAGTACAACCATCCGCTCCACAAAGAAACGATGTAAGTAATTGGAGAAATCAACCACCATCAATAGGATATGATAGACCTATAAGAACAAGACCGGGTTCAAACATAATTGTAAGAGACCCATGGTTAATGAATAATTTTGGATGGGGATGGAATAGATGGGATATGTGGGGAGCTCCTGCATTTGGTTGGAACTTTTGGAACACTGGCTTTTACTTAAACGATTGGGGATATAGACAGCCTGCAAGAGTATATGTTTATGATAACGGAAAATCAGATACCATCAAAGGTAAGAAACCAATTATTAGTTTAGGTATTCAAACAACGGGAGGTAATCAAATTGGTGGATTCTTTACAATAGGAAATAAAGCATATTTTATAGCTGAATATAATACAACATTTGAAAGAGATAATTCAACATTCTTTCAGTATGGTAATATAACACAAGTCGATTTTCCAATGGTAAGTGATTTGGTAAAGCAAAGTAACTTTTATGTTGGTATTGGTAAGAGAATTAAAAGAACAGGTATCCACATGATGATTGGTAGTGTGACAGAAGATGTGAAATGGAGAGGTAAGGATGATATTGGATATATTACTTTCCCAAAATATAGAGATAGATTTACAACTGTTAAAGTTGGAGCGTTACATGATTTTAAGAATCTAACAATAAAGTATGATTATGACCCAATAATCAGAAGCAGTACTTTTGGATTGGGTATGAATTTCTAAAATGAAAAAATGGATATTTGGTTTAACGATAATTGTTATGTCTTTATTCGCTACGGAAGCGATAGGACAAACATATACCCAAACTTATAAGGATAAATGTACTGGTGAGATTAAGGTTGCAACTACCACAATGACAAATGGGTTTGCAACGGTATCTTTTTATAATCAGGTCAGAGTATTTTCACCACAAGAAGTAATGGCTGGTGCAGTTCAACTTTGGATAACTGCAACATATACGGCATACTCAACTATGGGATGTCCAACTAATCAGGTTGTTCAACAAACGGTAACAAACGCAGTAGCACAAGCGGCCGCACAAGCAGCAGCTGCCGCAGCACAAGCTGCAGCTGATGCAGCAGCAAAAGCCGCCGCCGATGCAGCAGCAAAAGCAGCAGCAGATGCAGCAGCAAAATCAGCTAGTTCATCGGCATCATCATCAGCAAGTGCAGCAGCAAGTGGAGCAGCAAGTGCAGCAATTCCACCTCCACCATCAACACCACCACCAACGGCATCAGCCCCTCCACCAACATCAAGTAGTAGTTCTACTCCACCACCGGCTTCCTCATCAGGAAGCAGTAGTTCTGGAGGTTCTGGAAGTAGTTCTGGTAGTGGTTCATCTTCATCTACGGAAACAAAGACTGAAACCAAAACGGAGACTAAAACTGAAACGAAATCTGAATCAAAATCGGAGAGTAAATCGGAAAGCAAGACTGAAGAAAAGAAAGAAGAAACAAAATCGGAAAGCAAAGAAGAAAAGAAAGAGGAATCAAAGTCAGAGGAGAAAAAAGAGGAAAAGAAGGAAGAATCTAAAGAAGAAAAGAAAGAGGAGAAGAAGGAAGATAAGAAAAAAGAGGAAAAAAAGAAATCCGTAGCAAACCCAATGATGTTAGCATCCGATTTGGCTGGTACGGAAGATATGGATGGTAGATATGCAGTAATGATGAGTGTTGGTGTTTCTAAATCATCTCTTATGGGTGATAAATCATATTCAGCTACCGCACTTATTTGGAGTACCCTAAATCAATTTGCATTAAGTGCTGGGGTTACTAAGATGGATTTTGATGAAGGTAAATTAAATGCAATACATTCATACGGAACTACATTTGCATATCTTAAAGGAACTCTAATGAACCTTAATGGATATACCTACATCAAACCACATCCTAAGTACGGAACATTTGGTTATAATGTGGGTGTGATTACCCTAATGATGCCTAGAATGGGTGAGGGTGGTTATGATGTATCACTAAGTGCATCCGCAGTAGCATTTTGGATGAAACCATTTCAGTATAGTAGAAAGGTTACTTTAACCCCTCAATTATTCCTAATGCAATCACCAATAGCTTGGAATACAATGACTGGAAATAGTTCAGTAACAAGAACGCCAGGTGCAATTGTAGGATTGGGATATGATTATAAAATAAGTAAAAGATTTGCATTATCTACATCATATAGAGGCGCGATGACCTTCGAACCTAACTTTAATTTACTACATAATTTCCAAATCGGGTCAAAAATGATATTTTAGAATAACTGAATATTTATACACATAAAATAATATATTATGAAAAAATTTGTTAATTTCAAAAACATTGCCATAGCAGCATTGGTTATTTACATCCTTTTACAATGGTTTAATCCAGGTGGAGTAATGCCAGGTGGAAGAACTATTCGTATTGAGGGTAAAAAATATGAAGTAATTAAGCACGAAATCGATACGGTTGATATTGTAAAGACTAAAGTAGTAACTAAGAAAGGTGAAGATATCTACCATGAAACAATCGTAGAAAAAGAAGTACTAATTCCAGCGGTAATTGATACGGCTGCATTATTAAAAGATTATTACTCAAAAGTATTATACAAAGATACATTAATTTTACCTGATTCATTAGGAACGGTATCAGTATTAGATACTATTTCACAAAACAAAATCTTAGGTAGAACTTTCAATGCAAGTGTTAAACAAAGAACTATTAAAGAAACTATGATTGTTAAAGAGCCTGCAAAAACTCAATTGTATTATGGTTTGAATGCTGGATTTAACAAAGAAGATTATGTTTCTGCGGTTGGAGCTGGTTTTATTCTTAAAACTAAAAAGGATAAAATCTATAACTTAAACATTGGTGTAAACAATAGAACTGTTGATGGAACTAATGGTTCATTCTCACCTTATGTTGGATTTGGTACATATTGGAAAATTAAAGTAAAGAAATAAGATGATAAAATTAATGGGTATCGTAACCGGAAAACCTAAAGTAAACGAAGTAAGAGATACTACGCAAATTATAGAGAAGATAGCTAAATTGACTGATAGAAACGACCATACTGGCGCTGTAATTGAATTGGCAACATTTTTAAATAATACAAAGGCTCTTAAATTATTACAAGCAATTGAAACAATACATGATATCGAAGGTTCAATGCCATCCGAAGTTTCTAAATATAGAAGTAGTATCCTAAAAGATTTGACAGATAAATTCAAATCAAAATACGGAGATGATGCGGCCAAAGAATTAAGTAAAGCATTTTAATATGATAAAGCTAAAAGATTTACTAAAAGAAGGATTGTATCATGTAGGCTACAATAAAGGTAGAGGACAGGGTACGGGAGTTTTTAAAGATTCGTATTCATCATATAAAGATGCTAAGAAAGCAGTAGAAAAACTTGAAAAGGAAAGAGGTGGCTCATATAATATGGTTGCTTATTATGTAGCCGATAAAGATGGAAAATTTGTAAGAGAATCGGTAAACGAAGCTACAATGCCACCTGTAAGAAAGGTTGTAAATGCTATTTTGAAAAAACATGGTATAGTACCAATGAAAACTACATCTACTTCCGTAAGAGGATTCCATAATATTCAAAGAGGAGGATATAGATATGAGGGTAATTATTTTCTTGGTTTTTATGGAGTAACACAAGATATTATAGATAAGGTGGGAGCTGAAATGAAAAAAGCAGGTGTTAAAGATGTTGATGTAAGAAAAGGTATTATTAGTGCGGATTTTACAAAAACAGGATTAAAAGAATCGGTAACGGAAGCAAAATCGGATTACGAAGTATATCATAAATCATATACATCAGCTATCCAAGCAGCTAAATCATACGCAGAGAAAAAAGGATACGAAATAAATGATGATGATTCGTTCAGACAAATAGGAATGGGTCCTAGAAAACCATCGGAAGGTAAGACTAATAAATTTAGTATTGAATTATCTAAAGATGGTAAGGTTCAAAGAAAGAAACTTCAGATTCAGGTTTATGGTATGAAAAATTCATACGAATTGAACGCATACATCCAATAATAAATGAAACTTTCAGAGTGCATCATTGTATCTAAAGAAATTAAAGATAAGTTTATCTTAGCTAAAAATAGAGATAGAGCTTATAATCCTTCTTTAGAAATTGTACATACTATCATCGATGGTGTGGAAGTTGCATATCTACATGATTTAATAACTGATTGGAGTGAAGGTTTAAATGAAAACGGAATTGGTGTTGTAAATGCAGCACTATTAGTTGGACACGATGAAGCTGAAGCAAAGCTTGTAAAAAAAGCTGGAAAGCCAGGACCTGATGGTGATAAAATGAGAAACATCATTAAGCAACCTACTCTAATGGATGCGGTACGAGCAGCACTACAATATAAAGGTAAGAGTGGATTATCTTTAAAAGGCCATACATTCGTATCATCACCAAAACACATGGTTAGTATTGAAACTACATCTAAGCATAAGCCTGATGTTAAACTTCAAAACTCCGAATCACCTGTTGTTCGTACAAATCACGGACACATGTTTACCGATGCTGGATATACGCATGGTGAAAAATATCTAAGTTCAAAAATGAGAAAAATATCAGCAGAGAAATCGGTTGATAAAGTAGAAGATTGGAAAGCAATAGCACAAGCTATGAGAAAAGAATACTTTCCAAATAGACCGGCTCTCAATATGAAAAGAGATACGGAAGAAATGTCTACATCATCTCAAACTGTAATGAACCTAACTGATAAGGTATTACAAATAACATACTTTAAGAACAAAGTAAACGAATTCAAAGGTATCAATAGACAACTACCTGACGGATATCAACCTAAGATTACAATTGAAGTAATCCCAGTTTAATTTCAACATTTTAATAGAACCATATTTATATACATACAAAATGTAAATATATTAATATGTCAACAGAATTCGAATTATTTAAAGGAAAGAATTTAAGCTCTCTTTTCGAAGATATCTATAATAACCAATTATCAAAAAAAGCAAAGATATCAGCTTTAATAGAAGAACTTAAAAAGATGATTAAGCATGCTGGGGATGTTGCAAGTGTAGGCCCAATATTATCTTCATTGATAGATAGTTCAGTAAAGAACGATGACCAATTGGTTAAGTTAGCAACAATTGCAACTAAAATTATAGCATCTGAAAAGAAAACCGAAGGACAGGATGGCTTCTTAACTGAATTTGAAAAGAATCAATTACTTAGAGAATTGGAAGAAACTAAACAGGAGGTAGAGAGAGTGGATGATTTAGAATTTGAATTGGAAGATTTAAAAAAGAAAATGAAATAAGATGCCTACAGAAACTAATTTTATAGGGACGAACTCAGAAAACAAAGATGCAACATTGGGTGTAGTTTATAGTGTAATATTAGATAGTACACACCCTAAATACAAAGATGCTGGAGACATTGGTGGTATAACATATAGAATGGTATCACCAACCGATAAAACCGCAACTCTATTAGATACACAACTACCTGTTGCATACCCATTTGAAAAGAATTTTATAGATTTACCATTAAGAAACGAAAAAGTTTCAATATATAATGATGGTTCAAACATAACATATAAAAGGATAGATACGGATGTATCTGGTAATAAAAATTTAAGTAGTGCTTATAATACTATTTCTCAAAAATTTGCTAAAAAAACCCAAGCAGCTCAAGAAGTTAATCAGCAAAATAAAGCAGACCAGTATGCAAAAATAGAAGCAACAAACATGCCAAGAAGTAATTCTGAAAATGAATCATCTAAAGTTACAGATGGGTATGGTAGTTATTTTTTTCCATCTAACATACATAGATTATCACTTAATGAAGGAGATACTCTAATAGAATCTAGATTCGGACAGAGTATCAGATTTTCAGCTTACAATAATCCTAATAGAGTATTTTCTCCAAATATAATAATCAGAAATAGTGAATCACCATTAACACAAATAACCCCATCTACATCCGGTAGTATAAATGAAGATATAAATAGAGATGGTTCATCGATAGTATTGAGTTCAGGTGATTATATATTACCTTTTATTCCCGGTACTATAAATGAAAAAGGAGCTACTGATTTTCAAACACAACCAAAATCATTTAAACCATATCCTGAAAAACTAAAGGGTGACCAAGCTTTAATAAACTCTGGTAGAATTATATTATCTGCAAAAAATGCGGAAATGATGTTCTATGCAAAAGGTAATGTTGGGTTTATATCAGATGGACAGTTTTCAATTGATACAAGACTTGGTATGAATGTTAGTGTAAATGATAACATAAGTTTTGTTACAAATAATAGAGATTTTCAAATATTTGCTGGAAATGGTTCTGTTTTCTTAGGTAGTAAAGATTTAGAACCTATGGTTAAGGGACAGAAGTTAGTTGAAATCCTAAGTGAATTAATACAAGCTATTGGTGATATGCAATTCCTAACACCATCAGGACCAACGGCAATAGGACCTAAAAATAAACCTGAGTTTGGAAAGATACATTCAAAGTTAAATGATATACTTAGTAAATTAAATCAAACTGCATAATGATAGATAATACAAAAAAAAGAGCCGAAGCTGGTAAAGCGGCCGAAGCAGGAAAAGCAGCAGCAAAGGGAGCCGCAAATGCCGCAGAAGGTCAAGCTAAGGCAGCAGCTGGAAAATTAGCATCAGCCTTTTCAGATTTAAAGGGAGATGCGGCCGCATTATTAAAAGGTCTTAAAGATTCTTTAGGTATTCCGGATTTACCAAAATTTCCAAAGAAGCCAGCATTTAAAGAACTTAAAAAGTTTAAACCAAAAACTCCACCCGAACCAAAAGCATTTCAAAAAGAAGAAAAGAAATTTGAATATGCACAGGCAGCTCCAGTAACAACACCAGCACCTAGACCGGCCCCACCAAAAGGAGACTTATCTTATAGATATGAATGGGATGGTAAACGGATATCTGTTATGTTTTATCAAGGTGAGAGATATGTAGACCCAATTGGTGCACTTAGTTTTAAAGGTAAAGTTACTGAAGAAAGGGCTGTAGAATTATTTATAGAAAGTAATAAGGCAGAATATCCAAATTTAGTGAGTTGGGGAATGCAAAAAATAACTAAATAATGTCTTGGGAAACTTTCAAACAAAATATATTAAGAGTAGCAAATAGTCCAGAAGGAATTGCTGATATAAATGTTGTTGCAGAATCGTATGCCAAAGAATATGATGCAGCTGTAAAGAGAGGATTTGATAGACAACATAAAATACCATTAGTAAGTGGAAATGTAGAAATGATGAAACAATTATTTATTTCTGCTTTACAAAAAGGTGTTAATTCACCTACACCATACGATTTAGTTGGAGAAATGGGAGCTGGAGTTAAAGCATATTGGGCAGGTGCGGCTATGGCAACATCACCACTACCAATCACTCCAGCTATACAAGCAACTGTAAATTTAAGTGTAACTCAAAATATAGTTACAAATCCTGGTATTTGGCAACAACCAATATTATCTTTAAATGTTGATGTTTCCGAAGAATTAACTCCTGAAAAAAGAATAGAATATCAAGAAGCTTTAGAAGTAGAATTAGAAAACTATAATAAATTTATTGCTCAAAATGAAACATTAAAAGCAACCACAGTATTAGATGCAATAAATAAATTTACAGCTTTACTGAATGAAAATAAAGATTATAACGTAGAAGTTCCATTGGAACAAGCAATATTAGGTATAGTTCCTGGTCAACCTATAACAACCAACGTACCTGTACCAGCTACACCATCTACTGATAAAGCCGCAGTACCAGAAATAATTTCAGCAGAGAAATCGAATATTATTGATACGAAAGAAAAAGTTGATTTAGGATATTTTGAATTGGATTCTGGACAATCTATAAATGTATCCGTATCAGATGATGAATTCGGTGAAATTAAATTTAATCAAGGTAAACCATTTGTTAGTGGATTCAAAGCTGGTGGTGGTATTGGTGGTGGTTTAGGACCAAATGGTTCATATATACCATTCGGAGGATTTGGTGGAAATGCATCTGTAGGTCAAAAAGTTGTAGAAATTGCATTACATGATGCCGGGCAGAGTATAACAGAAAGTCCAAATGATAGAGGTCATCCTCGTATTGAACAAATACAGGCATTCGGAAATGGTCCTTGGGGTGGTGGTACTGGATTTCCGTGGTGTGCATGTACGGTTACAACTTGGTGGGCTGAAGCTGGCGTTGATGTTAAATCGGTACTTAAATATAAAAATGGTACTTTAATGTATTGGCCATCTTGTCCACAATGGGTAGCGTGGGCAATTGAAGCTGGTAGATATGTTGATATGAGAGACCCAGCAAATGCAGCATATATACCAAAAGCAGGTGATGCTATAATTTATGATTGGAGTTTTATTGTTGGTACATCTAATCACATAGGAGTATTTTGGAAAATTGAAAATAAAAAATGGTGGGGTATTGATGGTAACAAAGGGGCACCGGGTGGAATAAGGACATTTTGTATCAACGATATGAGCCCGGTACAAGGAGTAATTGTAATTTAATTAGTATGTCAGCAATACAACCAACGGATAATACGGGATTAATTGTAGATGAATTTATATCATACGCAACTAATCATTTGAATAGTGTAGAAGGTATTATATCTACGGTATCTTTATATGCAGCAGGACCTCCACCATCACCGGTTCAAGTGCCAGGACCTGGTATTATAAATTGGAAAGGATATTTTATAGACCCATCAACTAGAAGTACCATTGTTACGGAAGATGATTTTGTACCAAAAGAAAATGCGGATGAGCAAGAATCGGTAAAAACAACAAAAGAAGAAAGTATTCCAAATGGAACTACTGAAGAACAAATTGATTTAAAATACTTTGAATTAGATTCTGGACAATCTATAAATGTATCCGTATCAGATGATGAATTTAGTGAAATAAAATTTAATCAAGGTAAACCATTCGTAAGCGGATTTAGAGCAGGTGGTGGTGGTGGATTTAGTAGTAGTGGTGGTGGTATTACAAATGTAGATTTAGGTGCATTGGATTTAAGTGCTGATTGGATTACATTGGCAGCTAAATTTATTGCTAAAAATGAAGGTTTTGCAAAAGCGGCATTAAATGATGAAGGTACTCCAAGATTAGGATTTGGTTCGGATAAAATATTAGACGCATCAACTGGAACAATACGAGATGTTAAATATGGAGATACGACAACAGTTGAGGCTGCATTAAAAGTATTACAATATGAAGTTTCTGTATCATATAAAGCAAGATTTGTTGGTAGTGGTAATTCAAAAATATCTCAAGCTGATTTTGATGCTCTTAATAATAAACAAAAAGCAGCGTGTTTAAGCTTTGTTTATAATTGTGGAAGTTTTGCAAACTATCCAAACATTCCTGCAGCAATTAAAGCTAAAGATTATGCATCTGCAGCAAATGGTTTACTAAATGGTCCGACTAGAGGAGCATCTACTGGTAAATTATATGAAGGTCTAGTTAGAAGAAGAAAAGAGGAAGCAACTTTATTTTCTACATAATTTTCAAAAATAACAATTCAAATATTTATAAACATAACAAATAATAAAGTATGAATACGGACAAATTATTAAAAGCCATTCAAATTCTTATTAAAGAGGAGCTCAAAGAGCAATTACCTGCTTTAATTAAGGAAAGTGTGAAGGCTGAGATGAAAAAGATGTTAGCAGAGGGTAAACAACCTGCTAAACCAAAAACTACTGGATTATCTATGGCTAAAGCTATGTTAGATGATGAACTTATTGAAGAATCAGTATCTACAAAAGTAGTACCACAAAAACAATTCAGTAAAAACCCAATGATTAATCAAATCCTCAATGAAACAAGAGGTGGTATTCCACAAGGAGATGGTGGGTTTAGAACAATGAACTTTGGACAGGGTGATATGGGTTCTATTGTAGGTAAAACAGCAATTGCTGAAAAAATGGGTTATGGTGATTTAGCGAAAGGACCTTCTCCAACTGGATTGGGTGTAAATACTGGAGTAGCTGAATTGGATAAGGCTTTTAACAGAGACTATTCAGAATTGGTAAAACGATTTAAGAAGTAATGGCAATTATATTAGGAAAAAAACCTATAATAGAAACAAAGGAATATGAAGATTATGCAGTTGGATTGTCTTTACCAATTCAAATAAGTAATGTTGCCTTTAAACAAAATTATACGGAAATAGAACAACTTAAAACTAATATAAAAAATCTATTATTAACTAAAAGAGGAGAGCGTTTGATGAATCCTTTATTTGGTACAGGTGTAGAAACTGTATTATTTGAACCAATTACAGATGAATTCGAAGAAAAAGTTCAAGATATAATAACAAACTCTGTTGAAAAATATATACCAAATGTAAGTATTGAGGAAATAAATGTTGATATGAGTAATGAAAATAAAGATAAAAATTTGATAAACATATCATTGAAATTTAGAAGTAGAAGTACTGGTAATTCTGGTTTGGTATCATTTAACATAGCACAAATAGCACCATAATATGAGTTTAACACCATCAAATAACAATTTTACAAATAGAGGAAAAGATATAAAATATCTTAATAAAGACTTTTCAGCCTTTAGAGATAACTTAATTGAGTTTTCAAAAACATATTTTCCAAAAACAAATACTGATTTTACTGAAGCTTCTCCTGGTATGATGTTTATTGAAATGGCATCTTATATAGGTGATGTACTATCATACTATATAGATGATACATTTAAAGAATCATTAATAACAACAGCTGAAGATTTAGAAAATGTAGTTGCATTGGCTCATGCTTTAGGATATAAACCAAAAGTTACTGCACCTGCAACAACATTAATGTCTGTGTATCAGATAGTACCTGCGGTTGGTAGTGGTATATTAAATGAAATAGATACTAAATATTTACTAAGGATTAGACAAGGTATGGAAATTGAGTCTAAAGATGAATCTATTAAATTTATTACTACCGATATAATAGATTTTTCGGATACTACGGATAGAGATATTACTGTGTATCAGAGGGATGCAAATACAGGTGAACCTACTTTATATCTTGTAAAAAAATATGTTCAGGCAATATCTGCAACATCGAAAGAAGCTACTTTTGAATTTGGTTCATATACACCATTTCAAACTATAAATTTAAGTGATACTAATATTATAGAAGTATATGATGTAAGAGATTCTAATAATAACAAATATTATGAAGTACCTTACTTAGCACAAGAGATGGTTTTTTTAGATTATGCAAATACGGAATTAAATGACCCAGATCTTGTACAATTTAAAGATAGCGTACCATATATTTTAAAAACTTTAAAAACTCCAAGAAGATTTGTATCAAAGGTAAATCCTGATTTAAGTACTACACTTCAATTTGGAGCTGGTGACCCATCGGCATCAGATGAACAATTAATTCCAAATCTTAAAAATGTAGGACTGGGGTTACCTAACTCTATTAAAAGATTGGAAGAATCATTTGACCCAACAAATTTCTTAAAAACAAAAACATACGGAACATCTCCATCAAATACATCAATTACTGTTAAGTATTATGTAGGTGGTGGTATTTTATCAAATATAGAATCGGGTCAATTAACTAGAATAACATCTATTGTATATGATAATGATTATGGAGATTTAAATCAATCTCAAATAGCAACATATAATAGTCTAAAAAATTCAGTAGCCGTTACAAATGAAATACCGGCGTCTGGTGGTAGAGGTAGTGAAACATTAGAAGAAATTAGACAAAATGCTTTAGCAAATTTTGGTTCTCAAAATAGAGCAGTAACTACAAAGGATTATCAAGTAAGGGCTCTTTCAATGCCAACAAAATATGGTTCTGTTTCTAAATGCTATGCAACAGCTGATGGGAAATTGGATAATAATTCACCATCATCAATATTAGCATCACCTAAAGCTTTGCAAGAATTTACCGATTTGGTAATGGGATTTGTTAATAAACCTGATTTAGAAGAACCAACGCAAGAAACAGTATCTGCTGAAATTAGAGATTTTTTAATTGGAAAAACATCAAATGATAACGAAAAAAATAATCCATTTGCTATAAATCTTTATATGTTGGGATTGGATGGTACTGGTAGATTAACTCAAATTAATAGAGCAGTTAAAGAAAATTTAAAAACATATCTAAATGAATATAAAATTCTTACGGATGGTGTTAATTTTTCCGATGGATTTATAATAAATATAGGAGTTAATTTTGAAGTATCATGCTATCCTAATTTTAATAAATCTGAAATAGTAGCTAAGTGTATTTTAGAATTAAAAAATTATTTCAATATTGATAAGTGGACATTTAATCAAACAATTAATCTAAGTCAATTAGAATTAATATTGGCAAATGTTGAAGGAGTATCATCAGTTCCTATGCTTGAAATTGTAAATAAATGCGGAGGGCAATATTCTACAAATTCATATAATATAGAAGCGGCAACTAAAAATAAAGTGGTATATCCATCATTAGACCCTTCTGTTTTTGAAATTAAGTTTCCTGATTCAGACATAAAAGGGAGGGCAAAATAATGGCATACTATTTTTTAACAGCATCAAAAGACGCATCAATCTATCTACAACAACCTAATCAAAATACTGGGCTTGATGAGATATTAGAAGTAAGTAAAGTTTTTTTCGGAAACGTAAAAGATGTATCACATGCTTTACTAAAATTTGATTTAGGGTTTTTATCTCAATCATTATATAATGGTACAATTGGTATGGGTGATGCTAGATTATTGATAAAAGAATCTCAAACGGAAGAAATACCATTAGAATATACAATTCATGCAAATCCTATATCTGGAAGTTGGGAAATGGGTATTGGTACTAGATTTGATGCAATCACTACAAAGGGTGTAAACTGGAATTATAGAGAAGGTGATACTAAAATAAATTGGTTAGAAAACGATTTTAGTGGTTCTACTACGGCTAGTATAAACGATGGTAGTGGTGGTACTTGGTGGACACAATACAGCGCATCTCAAAACTTTAATTATGAAAGGGGTGATATTGATATGGATATCAAATCAATGTTAAAAGTTTGGATGTCAGGTTCTATTCCAAATGATGGATTGATGTTAAAGTTTGCAAACTCAACATTATTTCCTGAAAACATAGAATCTAATACACAGGATTATGGAATATTAAGATTATTTAGTAAAGAAACATTTACAATATATCAACCAAAGATAAGAGTAGGTTGGGATGACCAATCATATATAACTGGTTCATTAACTGAATTAACTTCAAATGATATTAAAGTTGGTGTTAAATCATTTAAAAATGAATACAAAAAAAATACCATACCAACAATAAGAGTGGTTGGTAGAGAATTATATCCATTAAAAACTTTTACAAATTCATTTGCATATAATGATATAAAGTATCTTCCACAAACAAGCTATTATCAAATTAAAGATTTCGCATCGGATGATGTTATAATTCCTTTTAGTGAGTATTCAAAATTGAGTTGTGATAGTGATGGTAACTATATTAAATTAAATCTATCGAATTGGGAAACTGGTAGAGTTTATAAAATAGAATTTAAAATTGATATGGATGGTGATGTAAAGTATTATGATGATAAAATTACATTTACTGTTGTAAATAACTAATATGGCGAATTATAGAAATACAACATCTGGATTAAAAAATGCTAATTTGCTTGATGGTATAACTACAAGTGGGTCTTCTGTAATACAACGTAATACTGAAACAAGTTATACATTTAATGAGTATAATGAAACAGATGGTGTTGTTTTTGGTAAACTAAGTAAACCCAAATATAATGAAATTGATTTAATAAAATCAGTAGATACACGTATATTTGAATTAATACCAACCGAACCACCACCATTGGATGATGATGTTCCTAGACCAGTATATAATGAAGTAACTCAATCCGTTATTGATTTAACAGAAGAGGTTATTAGACTTAATACAATTGTAGTGGATTTAACAGCAAAGGTTAGTGAACTTGAAATAGTTTCGGAAAGTTTACGAGTTGATGTTGATTCACAAAAGATATTGGTAGCATCATTTGAAAATCAATTAAATCAGGCAAATGTAAAAATATCAAATGTAGTAGTTGATTTACAAAATTCAATTCAAAAAGGAACTGCTGAAGCAATTCAAAGAGTTTCTTTAACTGCTCGTAATCAATCATTAAAAGAACAAAACGACCAATACAAAGAAATATTAGAAGGTAAGCAAGCTAAAATCGCTGAAGGTGCAAAAGTGGGTATGGATTTCTCTGTTAAGACTGTACAAAAAGGTTCACCTCAATATGGTGATTTAACTTATAGAGCTAGAGCAAAAGATGATGGTAATGGGCAGTGGATAAATGGACCTGATCTTGAAGTATATAATTTCTCAAGAGAACCAATAACAGTTAAATTTGAAGAAAGTGGACAGACTTTGGGTTCATTTGAAAAGATTGCATCATTTACATTACAACCAAAGCAAACAAAATTATTAACTGTAAAAACAATTCCATCTAAAATAGATGATTTCAGACCATCTGCTGGTATTACATTATTGGGAGATACTGAATATAAAGGAAGTTTAAATGTTAAATCTGAAAAATCTAGTGTAACAATGGGTGTTTCAATTCAAAAACAAGTTGGAACTAGTTGGTCCGGATAATATAAGTAAAAAATAAAATATGGCAGCAGCTGGATTGAAAAATTTTAAAGAGGTAATACAAAATAAAGCTTACCGCATTAACCCAAATGATAGAAAAATATTTGAGGAAGGTGACCTACAGACTTTTTTTGGATTAAGTGAGGATGATATCATAGAATTTATTATGTATGATATTTCTGAAAATCAACTGCCACAAAAGGGACATGGGTTGGTTAGGTATATTTCATTAACTAATCAAAATATAAGAGATTATTTTTTAATAGCTGAAGGAACTGTTATGACAAAAAACAATTTACCTGCTGAATATTTTATAGATGTTGAGAGATTAATAAATGAAGCTGGTTATGCAAACGGACTATTCAAAACACAGGTATCTTTACTAAATAAAAGAGTAGGTTCGTTTCAACCAAATGATAAACTTTGGATTGGTGAAATATCACCATCCAGAACAGAAGTTAGATTATTCCCGTTGGAAAAAAGTAATAATGCTGCTGATATAAAAGAGAGATTTGGAATATTATATAATAATGGTGATTTTAGGAGTGATATAATATACAATGCATTAAAATTAGTAGAATCAATTAATCCAAGTATAATTGATGATTTTGTAAAAAATATATATGGGCAAGGCTGGTATGAAAAATTAAAAACAGAATATAAAATTTCTAATTTTGATTCATTTAGCGTATTTGTTCATAAAAAGTTTGTGGAATCTGCTTACTATGAATTTACTAATAGAATATCTGATATTAAAGACCTTAACTATGGTAAGCCAAGAAAAACTTCACCAAGATTACAATTATCAGAAAATACTATAATAAGAAGATTATCGGAGTTGATTGTTAATTCTATTAATTTTTATTTAATGCAAAAAGATGAGCAATTAACTAATACATCTGTAAATGCAAGAATTGAAAGTTTGGATGATGCACCAAGTATACTACAATCAAAATCATCAGATATACAAATTGAAACAAAGATACCTGAATTAAAAATAGTAACGATAGAGAAACCAGAGCAAAGTGAAAAGAAATTAGGATTCATAAAAAAATTAAAAGGAGAAACTCCGATAACAGAACCTGAACCTAAGATTACATTCCCTGTTGAAAAGGAAAATCCAACAACTGGTGAAGTAATAACAATAGAGCAACCTGTTGATGATAGACGTAATGAATTACCTATTATAATAGAAACCCCAACCGGTGGTAGTGGTGGCGGAGGCGGTGGAGGAGGTAGTTCCGATTACTTTGAAAGAGGTGGAGGTTATGGTAGAGAGCAAGTTTTTGAAAGAGATATGAATCAAAGAGAAAATATACAATAAAATATTTATTAAGTAATGGCAGAAGCAAATTATGGAATATTCGGGGATGATTTTTCGTTAGAGGGAACAAACCCTGCAAGTGTACTTAATAGTATTAGTGATTCATCCGTGTCCTTTGGTGGTGGTGGGGGTGGTGGTGTTGTATCAACCCCAAATGATGTAATAATTCCTATTACAACAAATCCAAATGCCTATGGTACTATAAATGCAAATACCAATTTAATAGTAAATATTAAAGCAAATACTGAAGCTCAGATATATGTAAATGCAGAAAATACATTCAAAACAACAACAGATAAATTAGATGTATCATTAAATGATTTATTAAAATTTGGAAGTAAAACTATTACTGTTGACAAAACGGGATTTAAATCAAACGAAAAATATATATTTAGAGCTGTACCAAATTTAAATTTTAATTTTAGCAATTTAAACTTTAATATAAATTTAGGAGATAGTTTAATTGGATATCAAAATAGATTATTACCAAATTACAATGAACCATTGGTTGGTAATAATGAACCAATATACACAAATACTCCACCATTTGAAGTAATTGTAGAATATTATAAAGATGATGTAATACAAAGTTTTCCATACAATGCATCTAGTCAAATAATTGATGTTGCATTTAATTTAGAAAAATCTAATGTTGTTGTAGATACACCGGTATCTGATGAAAACGTAACCATTACAATTGAAGTAAGTGGTGTGGGGGATTCTGTTCTATACACAAATGGTACATTAAGCGATACATTATCAACACAACAAATATACACTTATACTGAAAAAGTTGGAACTAATATAGCTATTTCATCTGCTGATTTGACAAATTATGTAATATCAAAGATATTAGTAACAAACGCAAATGGTAATACCGAAGAAATACTTCCAACACAGGGCAACAATCTTTTAGGAAATGTAATTAGGAATTCTAGTGTGTTTTTAAGTTTTGAAGCCGATTCAAATAAAAAAATATCAATAACAACAGAGGCTGCAATTAGTACAAAAATTCTACCATCTATTGATTTTATAAATAAAGAAGGTGTTAAAAAATACAATATAAACGAAAAATTGGATATTCCTATTGGTGTATCTAAAAATGGAGCAGTATCGGATATAGCAATTTATATAGGAGAGAGTGTTTACAAATATACTAATTTAATCGATGGTACTAATTCAGCTATTGTAGCAATACCTGCAGCTGCCATTACTAAAATAGGAAACTATAAAGTAGTATTGGTGCCTTCAACTACAAAAAAAATAGGAGCATCATTATTATCGGGCCAAACCGCATCTGATGGAAATCCTATTGAATTTGTATTAAATGTAGTTAATGAGGTTTATGTTGGTATACCTGATATAAGAAATATAGCATATCCATCTGAATTATTTGGACCAGATTTTGTAGGAACTGATGTTAATTTCAAAATATCATACGATTCCGTTAATACGGATTATGTTAGATTATATAATGGAACTAATTTCACTCAATTACCATCTAACGGAAATGTATCGTTAAATGTAAAAAAATTAATAGAGTTATCGGGTGATAATTTAGCCGAAGATAATAATAATATTGTATTTAATTTAAAATTAATACCATATAACATTAGTGGTATTGAAACTATTAGTGGTAAAGAGGAATTTCTTACAATTAAATTTGTAAAAAGTAATTATACAATTCCAAGAAATGTTGCTATTAATAGAATAGCTGAAGGATTTATAAATCAATTTGATAGAAGTTTATTAAGAGATAGTCCTTCAAAATATTTAACTCATCTTTTACATTTTGGTGAAGGTGATAATAAATTAATTACAACTTGGACTGGTAGCCAAAATTCATTAATATTAAAATTATACGAACCATTACCAACATCCGTACAGGATAATCAACAAGTTTGGATTTCTAAAATATTAGCCAATCCGATTATTGATACTATACGTTTAGTTGGAGATACTACACAAGATTGTCCTCCATTAAAAGGACCTAATTTTGGATTAGAGGTTGATAATGGTATTGGTTATCAGGTATTTGATGATTTAATATCAAGTGGTTCTTATTCATCTAATTTACTAATCAATAAGTACGCTCAATCAAAAGGTATAGATACAAGTAAATTAAATATAGAATATGTTAAAGATTCTGAATATAGTTGGGAAAATTTTGTAAATTTTGGTTCGGCTGAGGAAAGAGTAAATAACTTCCTCTATAAACTTGGCATACTTGAAAAATATATTCAAGAATACCAAGCAATATCAGAACAAACTTTTAATGTTGGATATGTACTAACAGAAGATGCTCAAGGCATATTCACACCAGAAATAGATGGTAACGAAATACTAAATACTGAAGACTCTTTGGATTTGGAATTTGAAGTTGCAATCAAATACGGACAATATCCTATTGATGAATCTGGTGTATTACTTAATAAAATTAATAATATAATTCAAAACTTTGATGGTTTTGAAAAGTACCTATACACATCAACAAATGAATTAGCATATCCTAAGTTTGATAATACTTTTCAAGATGGTATTACAAGAAAAGTAAATTATCTTACGAACACATCAGAAGCAACAATATGGTATAATTCTATTGTAGCGGCATCTGAATATTATGATAAGTACAATACAAATTATTTAGTAAATAATCTTCCATTGTTTATTCAGGAAGATTATGATAACAATGATTTTATTGTATTTTTGGATATGATAGGCCAGCATTTTGATATTATTTGGACCTATATAAATTCTATAAGAGATAATAAAAAAATAGGAGAAGCTCAATCAAAAAATATAATAAATACTGTTGTTGGTCCTATACTACAATCATTAGGATGGGATACCAAACGAGCATTTAATTCCAACTTCCTATGGGAGCATGTATATGGTACGAATCGAGAAGGATATCAAATATATTCTATGCCTCTTGATGAGGCAAACAATCAAATTTGGAGAAGAATCTTAAATAACTTACCATACCTATTAAAACATAAAGGAACTGGTAGAGCTATGAAAGCTGTAATGGCTTGTTATGGTGTTCCCCAATCTATGTTGACTATAATGGAATTTGGAGGGCCACAAGACCCAACAAACGATGCAACTACTAAATTTACATTTGATGATAGAACAGCTGCAATTTATTTGACAGGTAGTTTAAATCAAAATGGTAGTTCAAATATTAAAGTACCTTGGAAAGTAGCACCAACAACTGGTAACTACCCAGCTTGTGTTGAATTTAGAATAAAGCCTGCAAAACTACCTGAAACATCTTATACTATAATTTCTGGAAGTGAATGGAAGGTAGATTTGGTTAGAACTACTGGCTCGTTTGCTTCATTAGAATTAAACTTTGGTGGTGATGTTGCTCAAAGTAGTTACTTTATGACAACTGGGGTTGGTACTCCATATATTGAAACTTCAATTGATTATGTATATGGGCCTGAATTTAAAACAGGAAGTATTAATATCCCATTATCATTAGAGAACTATACAAACATTTCTATAAATAGATACAACTATGGTGGTTCTGAATCACAATATGAAGTTTGGTTTGCAACATCCGATGGTATTAGAATAAATACATTTCTTAGTATGTCATTACTGACATCCGACAACCAATGGGAAACTGGTTCATCTTTACAAATTGGTGGAAATGGATTTGAAGGTAATGTTGATGAAGTTCGTTTATGGACTGTTCCATTACAAAGAAGTAAGTTTGAAAACCATACATTATTTCCAGACGCAATTAATGGTAATTCATATACAGCATCAACAACAGATTTATTATTCCGTTTAGATTTTGAATATCCAAAAGATAGAACTAAAGATTCGTTTATTAAAAACGTTGCTATAAATGAAAGCTATGCAGAACCATTTGCATCTGCAAGTAATATGTATTCGGCGTCTGCATATCCTTATCAATATACACCATACGATAGAACTGTAACAGCTACTGTTCCATCTTTAGGATTTAATGCTTCTAATAAAATTCGTTTTGAAGAACAAACTTTAATTGGTGACCTTTCATATAAAACTAGAGCAACTAAAAAATCATTTGATAGAGCTCCAATAGATTCAAATCGTTTAGGATTATTCTTCTCTCCAATTAAGGAGTTGAATATGGATATCTTAAAAGCATTTGGTGATTTTAATATTGATAACTACATTGGAGACCCATCGGATGAATATAAAGACAATTACAAACAATTAAGTGTTTTAAGAAATTATTATTTTGAAAGACTTGATAGAAATATCTACGAATACATTCAGTTAGTAAGATATATTGATAAATCTCTTTTTGATGTATTAGATGATTTAGCACCTGCTAGAGCAAAAGTATCAAAAGGTTTATTGATTGAACCACATTATTTGGAAAGAAGTAAAATTAAGTGGACAAAACCTGAATCTGAAAGAAATGATTTTGATACAACTATATCAACATTTGATGATGTTGCAATAGATTCTACTTTCGATTATAATGAAGGTGAATTAAACGCACAAGAAATAGCAACATTAGAAAGTAATTTAAATAATTACGATGGTGTTGTTGATGCAAATACTGGAATTGTAATAGAAAGTACAAACCCAACCTATGAATCTACAATAGATTATAATTTTGTGGATATATTAGATACGGAATACCCTACATACCCAGCACAAGGTTCTGTAAATATAGAATGTCCTACTGGTGCTAGTTTATATGGTGAAGTTGATTCGTTTTCATCTACTCAAATTGGTATGGATAAAAATTCATTAGCAAACTTAGGATATGGTTTATATGCTAAGAGAGGAAATTCTATTTATAGAAGGTTTGATGATGTATTTGGAAATTTAGAAACAACCGGTAGTAGAATTAGTGCATTCTTAGTAAAAGAATCTAAACCTAAAAAGAAAAAAACTCAAACAGGTGGATATCCAGCAACAACGTCAGGCCCTATTAAATATACTACAATAACTACATTTGAAGATAAATACTATGTATCGTTATTACCTTTTAGTGGTAGTATAGCATTAGGAAATGATGTAGTAGAGGTTACAGCGATTAACGGTTATTTACCAACTCACTATAAATTTACTAATGGATTGGGTGAAGGATTACAACGTTCATTTTGGAAAGGTTCTAAGCAAGGAATAATTAATGGGGTACTAACTACACCAGATGGATTACCTGCGGTTGAAACATTTACAACTAATCCTAACATTCTTAGAGTGGCTAAGACAGGTAGAGGTAGTGGTGAACCAATACTTGAAGTAGATTAATTTGAAAATATTAAATGGTTATATTTATTTTAGATAATAAAAGAATTAAAAAAACAATATCAAATGGCATATTTAGATAATACCGAAATAACAGTAGATGCAATTCTTACCAAAAAAGGAAGACAAAAATTAGCATCTGGTCAATCTTTAAACATTTCAAAGTTCGCTTTGGGTGATGATGAGATTGATTATACATTATATGAGCCCGCACACCCAAAAGGTTCGGCTTATTACGATTCAGCAATTAGAGCAATTCCTGTAACTGAAGCATCACCTGATGAAACTCAAATATTGAGATATAAATTAGTGACTCTTCCAAAAGGAACAACTCAAATCCCAACTGTAAGATTGGGTGTACCTTCAATCGCTGTAAATCAATTAGAAGGTGGTGTTGGATTAACACCAACTACATCTCCTGCTGGAAACGCAAGTGCTGGATACACTGTAGTATTAACAGACCAAAGAGCTGGTACATTGACAGTTACTAGAGGCGCATCTGCAGTTGGTAGTGTTCCTGTTTTCTTAGGAGAGGAAATTACAACAACCGCACAGGTGGTTAGTGGTTTAGAATTCCGTTTCACACCAAATCCAAATTTAACAATTGATGTATCAACTACATTGACAGTTTATGGTAATGAAACTGGAGGTTCTCAAACTATACCTGTAACTGTAACTTATAAAGCTTAAAAAGAAATAAATAATGGCACTAATAAATGACCCAAACGTAACCGCCCAGATAGCAGCATTAGCAAACTCTGGTACGGTTGATACAAACCAAATCGTATCTATTTTAAATAGCGTACTACCAGCTGGCCAACAAATCGCTTCAAACACAAGTGGTATAACTACTGGTATCTATAAAAGATTTGGTGATTTTGATAAAGTTAATGCAAAAACTGAAGTAGTTACTACCGGATTATGGACAGGTGATTCTGGTTCATTAGCACAATTTTTTACAGCATCTGCACAAACTACCGCAACAAGCGGATACTATTATGCAAATGTTTATGATTACAATCCAGTAACATTTTCTGATACCGCTGAAGTACAATTTGCTATAGCGTATGGACATGTTCATGGAAGTGGTTCTATGACATTGGATGTTAATGATTCAGCACTTCTTGCAACTAAAGCAACTTACGCTCAATATAGAGCAATGTTGTTAGACCCAACCGATACTAAATTCTCATTTGAAAATTCAGCTGGTACATTGGAAGATTGTAACGCTGTTTACATAATCAATGTGGCTAGAAGTAGATATAGAGAGAAAATGGATGCTGGTAACTGGTCATTAAAATTAACGGCTGGTAATGGTACATTTACTTTTATTGATAATAGTGGTAAGAAATTTGGAGATGATTTAGGTTTAAGTGGTAGAACATTTAAAGTTGTTTCTGGTTCATTGAATTTAGGAACTGAAAATCAAGCAACAATTAATACTACAACTTCATCAAACGGACAAGGCTTTGGATTATTTTATCCTGATAGAGGTATTATAGTTCTTAACGCTGAAGCAATTGGTGCTACATTAGGTGCTATTGCTAACCAAACAATCTATACTAAAGATGGAGCAATTATTCAAAGTGGTAGTGTAGCTCCTTCTCATTCAACTGGAGCTGAAATGTTTAATCAATATAGATTATTACAGGCAATCCGTAGAGGTGGAGATTTTGAAGCACGTAGAACTGAAAACATTTCTACTCAACACTTCTTTGTAAGAGCAACAAATAGAGAGTTTAACTACTCTAACAATCCTACTTACATAGATGCAAATGGATTCTTTGTAGAAGGTACATTTGAAACTGACCCACAAACTTTCATTACAACTGTAGGTTTGTTAAATGATTCAAACGAAATGATTGCAGTAGCTAAAACATCCCAACCAATTGTAAAATCATTTGATAAGGAAGTACTTATTAAAGTTAAATTATCATTCTAATTAAAAATTAAACACAATATAAGAACCCCCGAAAGGGGGTTTTTAGTTTAACCAATATTTATATACAAATCGGAAGAATACATGATTAAAGAAATTCCTAAATCTGATATAATTACAAGACCAATCAAAGTTTATAAAGAGTGGACTTTGGATGAAAATGATATTAAACCTATTTTTGGAGAAAATCCAAATAATACGTTTATCGATATTGATTCAGATGAAAAAACATACGATATAAATGGAATTGGTTTTGTTAAAAAAATAATATACGAATCAACAAAAGCACAATTTTATACAAACCCAGCCACAGCATCTGTATTGACAGAAGTTGGGTTGCGAAAATCCTATGCATCAACCGATGAAAGAGTTTTAGAAAATGAAATGGCGGTGTTTTCAGTACCACAAAGATATTATGGTGAGGGTATGAAGGTTGGTACTGTGGTATTGGAAGATGAAACATTAGGTAGAACGTACACAGATGACGGATATTCAAATTTATTAGATTCTGGTAGTAATATAAAAGGCAATGTATTTTATGATAGGGGATTGGTAGTTATTACCAAAGATGTAGTTAGTGGTTCTGTTTTAAATCAATTTACTTTAAGATATCGTTCAACAAAAACTATATTTGAAAATGAAGTGTTTATTTCAGTTTTAGAAAATGAATTTAATGTATCACAAAATCCTTCAGCCGTTGATTTTAATGGAAATGACTTTGGTAAAATAAAGTTAAATAACATACCATCTACGCTTGATATTAATAAATCAGGTGGATTTGCTGATTATGAATATAGTAGTTCGATAGACCCAACTGGTTCTTATTTAGCACCATATATTACAACAATAGGGTTATATGATGAGCAATTAAATATGGTAGCTGTAGCAAAATTACCACAACCAATAAAGTCACTACCAGACTATCCAGTAAACTTTATTATTCGTTTCGATACATAATGTTATATTTATAGGTAATTAAATAACTAAGAAAAATGTCTAAAATAGTAGAATTATTATTAACTAAAAAGCCAAAAGATTCTCAAGCTAATACAAAAGGTATTGATAAGACTCCTATTGGTGTAGAATTCCCATTTCAAAACTCAAAAGATTTGATAAAAACCGATTTATCAAAACCAAGAGGTGGACAATTGGGTGGTACAACTGGGGGATTTAATCCATCTAAAAAATACGCAGATTCGGTTAATACTGCAAAAAATAAATAAGTGAGCTGGAAATTTAATGGAAATATTGTTACGGAGGAAAACACACCGGAAGGTGCAGTTGGGTTTGTCTATAAAATGATACATATACCAACTGGTAGATTTTATATAGGGAAGAAGTCCCTAAATCAAGTTCGAAGATTGAAGCCCCTTAAGGGCAAGACTAGAAAGAGAGTTGTTAGAAGTGCTTCCGATTGGGAGAAATACTATTCATCAAACGAATGGATTAAATCCGAAGTAAAAGAAGGTAGAGCTGGTGATTTTGAAAGAGAGATTATCCAGTTTTGCTTTTCCAAAAAATCATTATCATATTACGAAATTAAATGGCAGTTTCATTACGATGTACTTGCCAATGAACAAGCAATAAACGAAAACCTTATGGGAAAATTTTTCCGTAGGGATATACTAAATCAATAGTTATGACAATACCTCAAATCGCAAAGAAGTTCGGAATCTCCGAAGCTTATTTAAACGCAAAAGATGATGCACTTCAAATAGCAGCAGCATCATTAGTAGACCTTAAAGGAATGGTGGCAAACAATATGCCAAGAGAACAAATCGCTAACAAATTACAATTTTTAGCAGATTTTCTTTATGAGGTAAAGAATTCTAACCATTAATTAGGTTATATCAGATAATTTTCGTATATTTGTGATAATAATATCCAAACTATGCTATCTGGTAGGAATAAATTACAAATAATCACAATATTAGACTCTACACTTGGTGTGGGTTCATCTCTAAAGGGGAATGAACAGGCACATCATTGTCCATTTTGTAATCACCATAAAAAGAAACTCCAAATCAATTTAGATACACAACGATGGCATTGTTGGGTATGTGATTCCAAAGGTAGAAGTATCTATTCACTACTCCGCAAACTCAATGTGGATATAAGAGACCTGAATAAGGTTAAAGATGTTTATGGTGATGAACCTGAATATGATTCAAAGGAGGAATTTGTAGCTAAGTTACAATTACCGAAAGAATTCAAACAATTATATTTCAAACCAACCGGTTCATTTAATCCATCATATAATCAGGCTATTCATTACTTAAGTAAAAGAGGTATTGCTAAAGCAGATATTGTAAAACATAATATTGGATATTGTGAAGATGGATTGTATGGTGGTAGGGTAATAATTCCATCTTATGATGATGGTGGAGAACTTAATTATTTTGTAGCTCGTTCTTTTTATGAAGATGAACCATACAAATATAAGAATCCACCTATTAGTAGGGATGTAATTGTATTTGAAAATCAAATCAATTGGAAAGAACCCATCACATTAGTTGAGGGAGTGTTTGATTCATTTTCAGTAAAGAGAAATGTAATTCCGTTGCTAGGTAAATTCTTACTTAGTAAATTGAAAAACAAAATTATGGAGAATGGAGTTAAGGAAGTAACAATTATGCTAGATTCGGATGCCGTAGATGATTCAACTAAACATACTGAATGGTTTATTAAGAATGGGATTAAAGTTAGGAACATTATACCAACTGATAAGGATGCTGGTGAAATGGGATTTAAAAAAGTAAATGAACTATTGAAAGAAGCTAAAGAAACCGGATGGGATGACTTAGTACTTTCGAAACTAAATAATATATGAGTAAATTAAAAAGAATTTATCACATTGCGGATATACACATCCGAAACATCAAAAGACACAAAGAATTCAGAGAAGTATTCTATGCTATGTTTGATGAAATACAAAAAAGAGGAACGGAAGATTCTATTATCTATTTAGCTGGTGATATCGCTCATGCTAAATTGGAAATGAGTCCTGAATTGGTTAGTGAGATTAGCTGGTTGTTTACGGAATGTAACAAACTATGTCCTACAATTGTAATTGCTGGTAATCACGATTGTAATATGAACAACTCGGACAGAATGGATGTACTTACTCCAATTGTTGATGCATTGAAACTACCAAACTTAACTTATTTAAGAGATACGCAAGTTTATGGTATTGGTGGTGTTGATTTTGCAGTATTCAGTATATTTGACAACAAAGATAACTGGCCTAAAGCAAATACTCTATTTGCAAACAAAAAGATTGCATTGTTTCATGGACCTGTTGATAACTCTACAACCGATGTAGGGTATGTGGTTAGTAGTAGACACTTTACAACTGAAATATTTGATGGATATGATTTAGCTCTATTAGGGGATATCCATAAAAGACAAGAGATGATATCACCAAGCGGATGTAAGGTGGTGTACGCCGGCTCTTTGGTACAACAAAACTTCGGTGAAACCCTTGATAAGCACGGATTCTTAGTTTGGGATTTAGATACAATGACCTATGAGGAAGTTGATATCCAAAACGATTACGGATACTACACTTTAGATGTTGATGGTGGTATTGTGCCGGATGTAACTGATATGCCGTTATACCCTCGTTTAAGAGTGAGAATAACTAATACGGATACCGCAGATACAAAGAGAATGATGGCTGATATTACCGCAAAGTATGGAGTAGAGGACTTTACAATCATTAGAACGGATACATTCAATAAGAAAAAAACCAACGATAGAGAAGCAAGGTTGGAAGTAGATAGTGTAGCTGATATAAACCATCAAAACTCTTTAATAGGGGAGTATGTGGAACGTATGATGCCATTTGTAACGAAGGAGGATTTAGCTGGAATAGAGAAAATAAATCGTGACATTAATAGTAGAGTACAACCATCAGAACAACAAAGGAATATAAGCTGGAAGCCTGTAAGATTTGAATTCTCTAATATGTTCAGCTATGGAGAAGACAATGTTATTAAGTTTGACAAGATAAATGGATTGATGGGATTATTCGCACCAAACGCACAAGGTAAATCATCTCTATTCGATGCAATATCATTTTGCTTGTTTGATAAGTGTAGTAGGGCTTATAAGGCAGCTGCAATTATGAATAATAGGAAGCAAGATTTCCATTGCCAATTGGATTTCACTATTGATGGTGTAATGTACCATATCCGTAGGGAAGGTAAAACTATTAATAAGGGAAGAAACGTAAAAGTGGATGTGGAGTTTTGGAGAGAAGGAGATACGGGTAGAGAATCACTTAACGGAACGGAACGTAGGGATACAAACCAAGTCATTGAAGGGTATGTAGGAAGGTATGAGGATTTCGTTATGACAGCATTGAGTTTGCAAGGAAACAATGCACTATTCATTGATAAATCACAATCGGAAAGGAAAGACCTCCTTGCTCAATTTATGGGATTGGACATGTTTGATAAGCTGTATGAAACTGCTACTAATGATATTAAGGATGTGAACGCACTTATCAGAAATTTTAGGAAGACCGACTTCACTTCTGAATTAGCCCAAAAAGAAAACGACTTAAACGAAAAGAAAGTTGAATATGGTGAATTGGATTCTGAGAAATTAGAATTAGAAACTCGTAAAGCTGATTTAGAAGAACAAATAGTAGGATTATCTCAACAAATAGTTCCAATTCAAGGTAATTTAGATATTGATGAATTAAATCACAAAATTCAAAAGATTGAAAGTGAATTAAGTACTTGGGGTGATACTAAATTTGATAAAATAGAAAAACATACTGAAGCTAAAGAGTTAGTACGAAAAGCTAAAGAAATGGTTGATTCTAAAGTTAATATAAACGGAATTGATATAGAAGTTGCATATTCGAATTATCAAAAAGAACAAAAGAATTTAATTGAAGCGGAGAAAGTTTATTCAACAGTAAAATCACAATTAACTTCTGCTGAAGAAAAAATTAACCATTTGGATAAACATGAATATGACCCAAATTGTAAATTTTGTTGTGATAATGAGTTTGTTAAAGATGCAATGAGAGCAAAAGAAGCATTGCCTGAACTACAAAGGTTTGTTCAAAACGCAACTATCCAATGCACAGGTATACAACAAACTTTGGATTCTTGGGAAGGTGTGGAAGAACAATTCAAAGAATGGAAACATTGGACTGGTGAGTATAATAAATTAATTGTTGTTAGAGATAGATTAGAAGGTGAAATTAAAACAGCAGATAGTAAGATTGAATTATTAAATCATCAGTTAGAAACTACAAAGGCTGATATTCAAAGATACAACGATAACGAAGAAACAATCACTAAGAATCAGGCATTAGATGTTCAAATTCAAAATGTTCGTAGATTGAAGCAAGGTGTGGAAAATCAAATATCGGATGTAAACAAACTTATGTTGAAATTAATGTCAGATGTAGGTGCAACAAAAACCTATATTGATAATATGGTAGCTAAGATGGAAGAAGTAAAAGAATTGGAAACTAAAAACCAATTATACACATTCTATTTAGATGCAGTTAAGAAAGATGGAGTACCATACGAACTAATATCCAAAGCACTTCCAGCAATCGAAAACGAAGTGAACAACATATTAGGACAAGTGGTGGACTTCTCAATATCAATGGATACTGATGGAAAGAACATTAACGCTAGAATCGTATATGAGGACCAGGAATGGGCTTTAGAAATGTGTAGTGGTATGGAGAAGTTCATATCGGGATTAGCGATTAGAGTGGCTCTAATTAACATTTGCAACCTGCCTAGACCTAACTTCTTAGTAATTGATGAAGGATTTGGCACATTGGATGCAGATAACCTATCATCCTTATTTATGATGATGCAATATCTTAAAACTCAATTTGATTTTATATGGGTAATTTCTCACTTAGAACAAATGAGAGATATTGTGGATGGACTTATCGAAATTAAGAAAGTAGAGGGATTCTCTAAGATTAATTTTTAGTAACCGGTAATACATTTTTAGGTGGGGTCTTCTTTGAGGACTCCACTTTTTCTTTTACTAGGGTTTCAATTAATCCGCTTATCTTATATCCTTTATCTTTACAAAACTCCTTTAATAATTGATGTACATCGGCATCAATTTGTATCATAGCGTATTTTTTCATAACATTCTTTAGTTTTCTTTAGAATTCTAATATAATTATAAACATAAAAAATTTATGTAAATATTTATCATAGAATAATATAAGCACACTATGGCAATAATTAAAAAATTCGCAGAAACTCTTACTCAGCCACTCACTTCGTTTGGTACTTTTTTAGTGGATACAAATCCAAATTCAACTTATTTTAAAGTAACTGAATTTAAAGATTCATTTACTGGTGGTAAGAATGGGTTTCTAATTGAAGGTTCTGAACATCTTATGGAATCAACTGAAATAAAGATTCAAATATTAGATGTTAATGGTAACCCAATTTATTATGAGCCGGGTAATGGTGTTCCTGAATATTATGAAGGTACATCTAAAGTAATTGCTGTTTATATATACGAAGATACACCAATAGGTACTGCTAAAATAACGGTATTGGGTGAATTAAAAACTTATTTAGATGAAGGTGGAGCTGTTTTACCAATACCTGATGATTGGAAAAATGTTTACAATGTTAAGTGGGAGAAAGAATTTAAAGTAAATAGATTACTTTCAAATGAAGATAAAGTTAGATTTTATAGAAGACCACAAGTAACAATAAATGAAATAGTAAAACCTATTTTTAATAATGTAACAACTACTGTTATACAAACTGGTTCATTAAGTGGACAGGCACAAGCACCAAGGGTTGGAGAACCTTTAAGTGATTATAATGCACCAACAACTTATTTATTAGAAATTGAAGATTCAACAAATTGGACTGGTTCAATAGTAGGTAATACTATTAATGTACCAGCATTAGGATATAATGCAGTAGTTGATAGCGTAATAAACAATAAACAGGTATTAGTAAGAAATCCTTATACCGAAGCATCTCCACTTGGTTCTACCTATAGTCCAATTGTTACCAACTTTTTAGATGAAGGATACACTGCATCATTTAATTATGTAGAAGGTGTAAACAATTTAAAAACAGCATTGACTGGTTCATTTGCTAAAATTGTACTTTCCGATTTAACTACATTTGTTGGTGATGTTTCTAGAGTAAAAATATTTAGAAAATCACAATCGGATTTAGCAGATTATCAGTTTATTCAAGAAATAAGACTTGAATCAAATGAAATACTTAGAGATTTAGAATCGCAAGTAAAAAATGAAGAATTTTATGGTATTTTTGATACAAGCAATTTTAAAAACTATTGGATTACTTCATCAAATAATATTACAACTGCATTTAATCAAAATTATTTATATAATTCGGTAAAGCTAAATAGTAATAATTCTAACTTTTTCCACACAACAGCTTCTTTAGGTGTTACACAAAATATAGAATATACACTTACATTTAATACACGTATTGGAACTGGGTCTGTAAATCCAAATAATTATATAAGAGCATTTTTAAGTGGTTCAAAGAGTAGTAGTGTTAATGGTTCTCCTAAAATTGTTCAAGTAGAAAAAAATATTGTAACCGTAACATCCGATAGTTCTTTGTTACAAAAGAATCAAATAACTGCAAATTTTAAAGCAGATGAATCTAACAATACAAAACTTTATTTTGAAGTTAAAGGTAATGATTGGTATATATCTGATGTTAGCTTAAGAGCTTCACAAGAAACAGCATATTCTCCCGATGAAATTACATTTATTCAAAGTGTTCCAAGAACTCTACCAGAAGAAACATTTGATTATAGATTTGAATTTTACGATATAAATAACAATTACATTCCTGTTTTAGTTGAAGAAAGTAAAACATTTAATGGTGGTAATATACAAAGAATACAAAAAGGATTAGTATTCACTCCTCGTTCTTTGCAATTTCAATTTGATTCTGGTTCACAACCAGTTCCACCAACTGTAGTTGGATTTACAGTAACAAAAAATTTATTAACTGGTTCGGTAACATATACATCTCAATCTTTTGATTTTGATGGAAACGAATTATCAGGTTCAGATTACACAGCATCTTTTACAGGTAGAAGATATCCGGGTTTACTTAGTGATATTACATCAGATGCACCAACAATGACAGTTGGCAACTTTACAGGTTCAAGAACTGATAAGACTGTACAATTAATTAAAATTACTGGTGAAGTTGAAGGCTTTACTGATACAGTAATATTCAGTAGAGTGTTAGATGGATTTGGTGGTGTAAATTATTTAATCAGACCGTATAGAGGAACACAAATTAGAAATAGTAGTACTGCTTCATTAGAATTACAAGCAGTTCGTATTGATGGTGTAAACGATATTGAATTAAGTAGTACAACTAAACCTGAAAAGGGATGGCCTGATAAGCAATTACACATTATATCACGCTCTGCGGATGGGGCTGAGAAGTTTGTAAACTTAGCATACGCATCATCAAGTAGATACATATATGGATTAACTACTGGTTCATTGGGTAGTGGTGAGATAAATTATAACGCATCTTTTAATAGAGATTCAATTGATTTTAGAAGAACTATATACTTGATTTCTTCACAATCTGCCGCAAGTGGACCTGCATTCTTAACATCTGGTTCTGTTGTAGCATCGCTTATATTAGAGGATTTACAGGATGGTTTGGATAGTGGAGTTATAATTTTTAATGCAGATTCATTTACAATAAACCCAAGAACTGAAAGTGAATTTAAACCTGCTTTTGCATTCGCAACTGCATCTTTTGCAAAAAGAGGAACGGCTGCATCTGAAATTGAATCAGTAACCGCATCGTTTCAGGTATATCCATCAATGTCAATAAATAGAGATTGGGTTCCTGAATATTGGATGTATTATCATACTCAAAGTTTACATCCAACGATAACAGTTGTTGCAAAGGATGATAATAAAAATACAATACCATCTCAAATAATAGCTGGTAATGTAAGAACTGCACTTAATCAAACTAAAAACTTAACATTAACATTTACATATACCGAACCTTGGACATCCGCATCGGTTAGTTTAGATAAAACATTTACAATTGTACCTGAAGGTAAACAAGGAGATGAAAGTATTGTGTTTGAAGTAAATCCAATAGCAGTAACTCTTGGTGCAAATTCAAGAGGTGTAGTTAATGATTTTATACCATCTATTACTGATATTAAATTAAAGCAAGGTTCTAGATATCTTGCGTTTAGTGCTAGTGCTGGAGTTCCTAATAATTTGAGTACACATGGTACATTCCACATAGCAACTGCATCTATAATTGAAAATAGAGTAAAAGCAGGTAATGTACATTTTACATCATCATTTGGCACACCATATACTGCATCATTAATCGTAAGTGCTTCATCGAATATGACAGATTTAAGTGGAAGTATTACATATCCATTAATCATTCATCCATATTATACATCTTCAATTTACACTGCGAGTGTAGTTGTAAATTATACTAAAGTATTAGAAGGACCACCACCTATTCAAATATTAATAACACCACCAAATGCAACATTAACCGCAGATGAGGTAGGGTTTGTAACACCTGTTGGGTATTCACCAACTAATACAACTTTGCAGGTAAAAGAGGGTGATGATTTTTTAAGATTTACAACTCAATCAACCGCACCTGGTACTTGGAGAATTAATTCAATTGAAACTAGAGGTAGTTCAATATGGAATATAAGAACTGGTTCGTTATCATCATCTTCATTAAGTACGGCAACTATAAATTATAATAGATTTGATTATCCTTATGTTTCAGCAAGTGCATTATATACAATTCAAGTATATCCATTTGCATTGGGTAAAGGACATGAATATACATCATCTATTTTTACTCGTACTCAAACATTTACAAAAAATGTATCAGTACCAAATGCTAGGACCGTAGAATTAAAAGCAAATCCATATACTATAAACTATGATAGAGATGGATATAAAGTTTCACCTGAAGGAGATGTTGAACTAAAAGCAACAGCTATTAATACAACTGGTTCGGCATGGTTTACTTTGTTTTTTGTTGATACCGATGGTTCTGAAACTTTATATGATGGACCTTACTTTGAAGGTGCTGGTATAAAAGAAAAAACATTTTTTATACCTGGAACAGACGCTGCTGGTCCTGAAGAAAATAAAACTTGGAAGGTGAAAATAAGTGATGGTAATGTTTATACATCATCGATATTAAATCCATATAGAGCAGAAGGTCAATTAACAATTGCTGGTATTAAAGCAGGTTCGGATGCATATAAAGTATCTCCTGATAATATATCAACATCTATTACTTCTGAATTATTTAATACATCACTAACTGGTACTGCTATTAAATTACCTACATATAAAGGTACAACACCTTTAATAAATGTAACATCAGGTAATTACCCAGCACCACAACCTACCGATTTAGATTATTTAGAAAATTTAATTGGTATATTGGGATATTCATCTGCTTCAATAGTTTATAAATCTCCATGGATTGGAATACAATCACAAGTACCGGCTGCACAACATCTTAATAGAGTATTAACAACACCGGCATCAATGACTGATATTACTAGTTGGGATAAGCCCGCTATTAATAGAAGTGGTGAGATTGTTTATAAAATTGATTTTGAAGGATATTCTCCATTTGTAGCAACTAATTTTACAACTAGACCTCCAACAAGACAAACGGAATTCGTAACACAATCATTTGCAGTACAATTTACCGAACCAGCTCCATACGATATTAAGATGCAGAATGAAAATTCTTCTGCTGTTTATAGAGTATCTGGTGAGGTTGAGTTAAATACAACATCTAATATAATAAGAGCATATAGGGGTACTTACGAACTTACCAATAAACCTTCTGGATTTACAGGAGCTGAAATTGATGCGTATGGTAGTTCATCGTATGAGTACCAATGTACGGTAGAAGTTCACTCTTGTCCGGGTTATATTCATTTGGATAATGATAATATTGTTGTAGATGATATTTTACCAAGTAATCCAGCTACTATGCCGGGTGTTACTGCATGGGATAATCCAGAAACAAACACAACTGCTGAAATTGTATATCGTGTAAATTGTGAAGGTAGACAAACATTTTACAAAACACAATCTTTAGCTATTCAGTTTGAAGGAGCAGTTGGACCGGGTATTGTTATGAGAGGTGAATGGTCACCATCTATTGATTATATAGGACAAGTTGAAACTACAAACAATCGTAGAGATGCTGTAACTTATTTAGCAACGCAAGATACCGTAAAGTATTACGCAGCAATTAGTGGTTCTGGTCCTAATACAAATGACTCAAATGGTGTACCTGTTGCATATCATGCTCCAACTGTTGATGGTGATAATGCTTGGTGGGAATATTTGGGTGACCAAGAATTCTTTGTAGCAGCTAAGATTGCAATATTTGAAGAATCGTATGTTAAGAATACAATAAATGTTGGTACAAAAGATGGAACTGGTGCATTTGCTAATATTGTAATAGCTGGTGGTAGAACTGACCCATATATTGCTATTGGACAAAACGCAACTATTGGTACATCTGGAACTGCTGGTTCTTCACTAAATCCCGGTGGTAGTGTGATTGGATATGATAGACCTGGTATTTTCTTAGGAATTTATGAGCAAGGTGCTAGTGGTACTACTGGTAGATTCTCTATAAAAAATACGGGAGGAAATAGATATCTTAAATGGAATGGTGATGGTTTAGAAATAGCAGGAGATATCACTGTTACTGGTGGAAATGCAGCAACACAGACGGGAGTAAGTGGTTCGGTAGCATCTGGTTCAAACTCTGCATTTCAAACCGCAAGTGGTTCTGCGGCAACTGCATTAACTTTATTTAGCGGTTCGTTGGGAGGTATGGCAGCTATTAACTCAATTAATAGTGGAAACGCAGTAACTTATATTGGAGCTGGTTCGATAGTAACTAATATGGTTGCTACAAACCTTATTACATCTACTAACTATTCATATACATCTGGTAACTTTTCAAATGCCGGTACATTTATAGATTTGGCAGGTAGTACAATACGTTCAAAAGGATTCGCTGTAGATAGTTCTGGAAACGCATTCTTTAGAGGAAATTTAAGTGGAGCAAGTGGTACGTTTACTGATACTGTAACTGTTGGTGACGGAGCTGTAGCAATTTCAATGACATCTACAAATGGAACGGGTAGTTTGATTGGAGCTGGATTTTCATTAGGACCAAATGGTCTAACCGTATCAAACGCAACTATATCTGGTGTAATTACTGCTACCGGTGGTTCTATTGGAAGTTGGACAGTTGAAAATAATATTCTTAGAGATGGTAGTAGTAGAATCTTCCTTGACCCAGCTCTTCCGGGTTTGGCAATTAAAGAAGGAACTGACACTAAACTAAAAGTGAATTTTGGTGAATTAACCGATTTAGCTGGAACTGGAATCACTCTTACTGGTGAAACATTATCACCTTTTCAAAACTATGGCGCTTCAGCTACTGTTAGTATTGATGAAGAAAGTAGTGGGCAGAATTTTTCGGTGACAGCCGGTACTTATGTTGATGTATCTGTGTCTTGGCCAGGTAGTCCGGTAATATCAGCATTTAATCGTGCTGGTTATGTAAATCTATATTGGGGATATAGAATTTATAATGGAGCAACTTTAGTATCCGAAGTAGTACTACAATCTGAAAGTTGGTCAGGTGGCGCTGATGATAGTTTTGCATCATTTTATGGATATAATGGAAATTTCTCCTTTAGTGCGCCTGAAGCAGCATCAACCTCATATACATTTAAAACGTTTATAATAGTAGATGGATACCAATATGATGTAGGATATGGTGGTGGCGGATTTGGAGGCTCCTCATTTTCAGTAAGTGCATATATGGTAACACCAACTATAATAGCTGCAGCAAATGTGGACATTGTTGAATTGACTAATAAAGGAATTCAGATTGCATCATCTACTAATAGATTTATTAAATTAAGAAGGGAGGATTCGGCATCTATTCCTGTTTTAGATGCAAAAGGATTTGTTAAATTAGAAGGAGATACTACAAATACATTATTACAATTAACCGGAACTACAACTGGTACTGCTATTAATATAGCAGCTAGTACTGGTAAAATTGCTATGAATGGTAACAATATTGAATTAGGCAGTGGTGCTATAACTTGGAATCCTGGAGGTAATTCCGGTACAATAACAACTTATAGTGATGGTGGAATTAGACCTGCTATAATATTAACAAATGTTGGTAGTCCTGGTGGAGGTACGATTAGAGGTATGGAAATATCACTATCTACTTGGAGAGTTGGTAGAAATACATCTGCAAGAAGATTTAAAGAAGAAATAGAAGATTGGCAACATCCATCTATATTAGATGCTGTAAATAACGTACCAATAAGGACTTATTATTGGAAAATTGATAAAGATGCAGAAAAAAGACCACAACAAATAGGTATCATTGCCGAAGAATTGGAAGCCGGCGGGTTAGAAGAATATGTAGACTATGATTGGTTTGAAGATCCTGATAATCCAGAAGGACCTAAAAAATGGATGACTTCTGGTATTGCTAAGCAAGAGTTGGTATTCGTACTTTGGAAGGCTGTGCAAGAATTAACACAAAAAGTAAAAGATTTAGAAAATAAATTGAATTCTTAACAATTAGATATATATTTATATACAAACAATAAAATTATGACAACTGAAAAATTAGAAGTTTCATTGGTAGAAAAACTAAAAGAACTTAACACTAGAAAAAACGAATTGATTATAAATGCTGGACAATTACATTTGGATATAAAACAAATGAATACAGTATTATCCGTGGTTGAAACGGAATTTGAAAATACAAACAAAGAATTAAATGCATTATTATTTGATTTGGAAAAGAAATATCCAAATGGAGAGATTGATTTAATTGAGGGAAACGTAATCTACCAAAAATAAATTTGGTAATTAGAAAATAAATTCGTATATTTGTTACAATATGGCAAAGAAAAAGTTACTTTATGTCTGCCCACATCTTTCTACCGGTGGACAACCGCAATACACATACAAGCAAATAAAACACTATATCAATGATTTTGAAATCGAAGTTGTTGAGATAAATAATAGTGGTGGAGATGCTTATGTAGTTCAAAAAAATAGAATCAAATCGTTAGTACCTGTTCATATATTGGGTGATAACAAACGTGCTATATTTGATGTTATTAGAACATTTCAACCTGATATAATTCATTTTCAAGAAATACCTGAATTCGATTTATCAATTGATATTGTTGAAAAGATATTTTCAAAAGATAGGAAATATTTTATAATAGCATCAACGCATGGTTCATACACAAACCCATCGGAAATAGTATATCATCCAGACAGATATGTATTAGTTTCCGAATGGAGTAGACAAAGATTTGAAGAAATTGGAATTGAAACTGAAATATGGGAATACCCAATAGAAGAATATGAATTTGATAAACACTCGGCTCAAACTGAATTGGGATTGGACCCAACTTGGAAGCATGTACTTAATGTTGGTTTATTTTCACCCGGTAAAAATCAAGCCGAAATATTTGCAATAGCAAGACAGTTAGAAAAGTATAAAATCAAATTTCATTTCGTTGGAAATCAAGCTATGAACTTTGAAAATTATTGGAAACCATTAATGGAGTTTAAGCCTGATAATTGTATTATATGGGGTGAGCGAAATGATGTAGATACTTTCTACGCAGCTTGCGATATGTTTTATTTTAGTTCTAAATTAGAATTAAATCCCCTTTCAATTAAAGAAGCATTGAGTTATAAATTACCTTCTATATTTAGAAAGTTACATACATATTTAGATACATACGATACTAATCCATTAGTAACTTATATTGATGATGATTTAAAATTAACTAAAAGAATTATTTTAGAAAAATTACAACCTGAGTTTACTGAAATACCAGGTTGGTTTGCATATTCGGAATTATATAATAATGTAGTTGATTCAGCCAAGGGTGGTGAAACCTTTGTAGAAGTTGGTGCTTGGTTTGGAAAATCAACAAATCATTTAGCAACTAAAATTAAAGAGTCTGGTAAAGATATTAATTTTACATCAATTGATACTTGGAAAGGTACGGATGATGAACAATTACATCAAAATATAGTTAATACATTTAATGGAGATATATTTTATGAATTCGTTGATAATACAGTCCTTTCGGATAACTATGGTAGATTTAGTACAATAAAAGATACATCTAAAAACGCAGCTAATAATTTTACAAATTCAAGTATTGATTTTATAATGATAGATGCCGGGCATTCTTATGAAGCATTAATTGAAGATTTAAATGTTTGGTATAATAAAGTAAAACCTGGTGGTATAATTAGTGGAGATGATTATGGTGTATTTGAGGGAGTTACTAGAGCAGCAAACGAATATTTTTATGGACAGTTTCATCAAGGGTTTCGTTCATTTGTAAGAAGAAAACCTCGTATTCAAGTTAAGCACATGCTGACTAGACCCGATGATATGAGAGAACGAGTTTCTATACAATCATTACAACAATTAGCAAAATACGGAATAGATTATCAACCAATAATAAATGAAGTTTATGAAGGAATTCCACCTGCTGAAAATTGTAGGAGACCTGAACATATAAGTAAAGATAATAAACCCGGTGAGTTATATCCCGGTGCTGGTTTGGGTTGGATGACTGGTAGACATTATGGTTGTTATTTAGCACATAGAAATGCATTAGAAACAATTGATGAGGAAAATTATGATTACACATTAATATTTGAAGCAGATGCATTTATCTATACTGGTTTAGAGGAATTTGTAGATATAGTACATAAAGCATGTTTTATATCGGATAGAGATGATGCCTACTTTATTTCATTTGCAAATAACCCATCAAGAGAAAAAACTAAAATTGATGAATTATTCACACAAACAGGACCTAATCAAGACCTTGCTCATTGTTATTTAATTCCAAACCGAACAAAAAGTTGGTGGTTAGATAGAATAAAAGACTGTGGATGGGATGTTGGAGACCTTTGGTTTAATCATGTATTTTATCATTATCCAATGAAAAGATATACAACAAACAAAGTGTATAGTAAACAGGCAGAAGGATTTTCCTTATTAGATTTAACAGTTAAAACTTGGAGTTAATGATATACGATAATTTAGTTAAAAATTTAAATAATAAAGCTAACATTGATAATAAAGTTTATTTTCATTTTGTTAGAGGAGCTTTTTTAGAAATAAAAGGTAGTAAGCAAGCGGAATACGATATTAAATTTATAAACAATAAAAATGGAAGGATTCTATATACCACAAGTATTTCAACTAATATGTGGACTAGATGTAACTTAGAATATTTTATTGAATGGAGGATTGAAATATATGAAAATGGAAAACTTTGGTTTGAACATTTATATAACGCTGAACATAAAAGAGTTTATGTTGCTCTTGATTCCAAAGCTTTAGGTGATAGTTTAGCATGGATACCTTATGTTGAAGAATTTGGAAAAGTACATAATTGCAAAATGGTTGTATCTACATTTATGAATACTATGTTTGAAAGTAGATATCCAAATATAGAATTTGTAGAACCGGGTACAAATGTACAAAATTTATACGCAATGTATGGAATTGGTTTATTTTATAATGAAGATAGTACAATTAATATTTACAAAAATCCAATAGACCCTAAAGGACAAACAATGCAAAAAATGTGTTCTGATATATTAGGATTGGAATACAAAGAAATAAAACCAAAATTAAAAGAAAGAAAACCATATATAGAATCAAATTATAAACAGGTTTGTATTGGAATTCATGGTACTGCTCAATCTAAATTTTGGAATAATCCAACTGGTTGGCAAGATGTAGTAGATTGGTTAAATGCTAAAGGCTATGTTGTAAAATTACTTTCAAAAGAAGGTGATAACTACATGGGTAACCAATTACCAAATGGTATAGTAAAACATCCTAATGGACCATTAGAATTGGTAATGGATGAAATGCTAAAATCAAAAGCATTTATTGGTATTGGTAGTGGATTAAGTTGGTTAAGTTGGGGATTGGATGTACCAACAGTTCTTATTAGCGGATTCTCATACGATTGGGCTGAAATGAAAGATTGTATAAGAATTGCAGCTCCTAAAGGAAAATGTGAAGGGTGCTTTAATAGACTTAGATTGGATGCTGGTGATTGGAATTGGTGTCCTGACCATAAAGGTACTGAAAGACAATTTGAGTGTACTAAAACAATAACATCTGAAATGGTAATCAAAGAATTGGAAAAGTTTTTATAATGAAAAAAGTTTGGATAAATGGATGCTTTGATGTTCTACATTATGGCCATTTTAAGTTGATAGATTATGCAAAATCGTTAGGAGATTTGGTAATAGGTATTGATTCGGATGAAAGAATTCGACAAATGAAAGGAGATAGTAGACCGTTTCATACAGAAAAGCAGAGAGTATTTAATTTAATGCAAATACAGGATGTAGATAAGATTGTAGTATTTGATAGTGATGATTCTTTAAGAAATCATTTGAAAGAATACGAACCTGATATATTTGTAATTGGAGATGAATATATGTACAAACCTATAATTGGTGGGGAGTATGCAAAAGAAATAAAATTTTTTGGTAAATTAGATGGGTTTAGTACCACAAAACTTTTAGAAGATGAATAAAGTATTAGTTATAGGAGAACGTTGTACTGATGTTTTTGTGTATGGGATATCAAAACGCAAATCACCAGAAGGAAATGGACCTGTGTTTATTCCAATTAACGAAATCTATACATTGGGTATGGCTGGAAATACTGCCAATAATCTAATGGCTATGGGTTTAGATGTTGATACATACTTTGATAAGGGAGATATTACTAAAACAAGATATGTAAATAAGGATACAAACGAATTGTATTTAAGATTGGATGAGAATGATATAACCGATAGAATTGATACTTTTGATTTGCCCGATTTGGTAAAATATGATGCGATAATTATATCAGATTATTGCAAAGGATTTTTAACGGAAAAAGATATAGACAAAATAGCATCATTGCATAATTTAGTTATTTTAGATACAAAGAAAAAACTTGGAGATTGGTGTAAGAATATTACATTTATCAAAGTAAATAGACAGGAGTTTCAAAACAACTTTGGAGTTATAAAAGAAAATGATTGGTTATTTGATAAAATTATATGTACGTTAGATAGGGGTGGTGCTATGCACAAAACAAAAGTATTTGAAGTGCAATCCGTAGATACAGCTGATGTTAGTGGTGCAGGAGACACCTTTGTTGCCGGATTTGTAGCTCGATATTTGCATTCGAAAGATATTGGAGTATCGATTGACTGGGCTAACTATTGTGCCGGTGAAGTTGTAAAGAAAAGGGGAGTTTCCGTATTTGGAAAATAAAAAAGAATATACTTATATATACAAAACAATAAAACTTAAATATTATGGCAGGTTTAGATAACATACCTCAACAACAACAAATTACTATTGAAATTGCTAAAATTGAAGCAGAAGCATTGCAATCTATCACAGATATCAATCAAAAAATTCAAAATTTAATTATAGAATTTGGTCAAATCCACATTCGTAAGAAAGAAATTAATGAAGAATTGATTAGAATGGATGATTTCTTAGAAAAAGGAGAAGATGAATTTAAAATGTTAAATACCGAACTTAGAGAGGTTATTGATGCATTAGATGAGAAGTATCCACAAGGTAGAATTAATTTGCAAGATGGTACAATTCAATATCAACCAGGTGCACCTACTAGAAAGCAACAAGCTGAACAGCTAGCACAGCAACAGCAATCATCTAATGGGATGAAAGTTGTAAAAGAATAATCCTAATATTTATATAGTAAGAAAACTATATGATGGGATTAGCAAAATTTTTGGTTGAAACGATATTGGGAGAAGCGGCCGAAATGGACAAAGTAGTTGTTGTCTATTCTGGTCGCTTTCAACCATTCCATAAGGGACATTACGCAACTTATGAAAACTTAATACGCAAATTCGGAAAAGATAGTGTATATATCGGAACTTCTAATGTTACCGATTCAAAAAAATCTCCATTTAATTTTAACGAGAAGAAAGCAATAATGATGAAGATGTTTGGAATTCCATCATCTAAAATTGTTAATGTTAAAAATCCATACGCTCCACAAGAAATACTTAATGATTTTGATTCAGATACAACTGGTTTTATAACTGTTGTAGGTGAAAAAGATTCATCACGTTTAAGTGGTAAATACTTTACTCCATATAAAGGTAAAGTGGAAGCTGGGTATTTGGATAAGGGTTATGTTTACGCATCTCCTGCGCAACCCAATGCTATTAGTGGTACTGATGTTCGTTATTGGTTAAGTGCTGGTAGTGAAGAAGAAAGAAAGAAAAACTTTACAAAAGCATATCCAAAATTTGATGAACAAATATTCAAATTAATTACCCTTAAGTTGAAAAAACTTAAAGAATGTATTAATGAAGAAATTAAACTAAACGTAAAAGTTGGTGATACTTTATTGATGGGTAAATTTAAAAATAAAAAAGTAGTTGTTAAATCAATAGGTGAAGATGAGTGGGGAATGCCAACAATCAATGGTAAGAAAGCGGTAACATTCCGAATTCCTAAAAAAGAACAATTAAAAGAAACCGCATCAAATAGTGGATTTAGAGGACAGGATGAACCTGATACATCATTTGTAGCAGATGGACAAAAAAGAATATTAAATACAGCTAAGCCTGAAAATTGGTATAAGCAAGGTGGATATACTCAAATAGATACACCAAAAGCAGATGGTATGAGAGGTAAGGGAAAATCGAAAGATACTGAAACTCAATTTAGAAAAGCATATTATAAACTTAAAAATGTAGTACAAAGTACATTAAATCCAGCCGATGACCCACATAAAGTAGAGAATTGGGATGATGCTTATAGAGAAAATCCTGAACAAAAACCTAAAAGATTTTGGGAACTTCCTAAAAACCAAAAGCCTCAAATAATTTCAAAAGAAGATATAAATGAAATTATGGATGAAATTGAAGCTGAGATATTGGGTGAAATGGGATTAGGTGGGGGAGCTGGTGTAGGATTATCTTTACCGGGTGGGTATATTAATGGAGCACCGGACCCAAAAGACGCTAAGAAATTAAAATCTAAATTAGATGGAGATGGCAGCGAAGAATATACTCCAGTAGAAGAAGCAACTTCATCTGAAATTCTAAAAGATTTGGATAAAGTAAAATCTGATTTACTAAAAAAAGCAGAAGTATTAATCGCAAAAAAGAAAAAATTATATTCTAATGTTGATATCGAATCTCCAATGAGTGCAGATGAAAAGAAATTAGATAAAGATATTGCAGATATATTTTCTCAAATAAATCAATTAGTTCTTCAGAAAAGAAGTTTAAAGAAAGAATCGGTAAACGAATCGCTATTATTAGAAGGTGGGGCTTATGGTCACATGAATCATCCGTTTGATATTGAAATGAATCTTACATTTGGTGACCTTAAATCAATTGTAACTAAAGCACTTAATGGTGACTTAGAATTGACTAGAGAGAAGACTGATGGACAGGCATTAGCAGTTAGTTGGGTAAATGGTAGGTTAGTAGCAGCTCGTAACAAATCACATCTAAAGAGCAAAGGAGCTGGTGCTATGACAATAGGACAGGTAGCAGATAAGTTTGCTGGTAGAGGTGGATTAACCGATGCTTACAATTTCGCTATGCAGGATTTATCAAAAGCAATAGCAGCTTTATCCGAACCACAAAGATTAAAGATTTTTAAGGATGGTGCATGTTTTATGAATTTAGAAGTAATATATCCAACATCTGTAAACGTAATCCCTTACAATCAACCCCTATTAGTATTTCATGGTACATTTGAGTATGATGATGCTGGTACTATTGTAGGTGAGAACCAACAAGCGGCATCTATATTAGGTGGTATGATTAAGCAAGTAAATGCACATGTTCAATCTAAGTACACAATACAAGGACCACCAATGACTAAGTTACCTAAATCAGAACAACTAGCCAAATTGCAAGGAAAGTATTTAGGAATGATTTCTAAATTACAATCAGAGTTTGGATTATCTGATAATGATGGTGTGGCCGATTATCATCAGGCTTGGTGGAGTAAGTTTGTAGAAAAGGGTGGAAAAAAATTAGATGCACAAGAAAAAATAGGATTGGTAAAGAGATGGGCATTCAATGATAAATCATTTAGAATAGCAACAATACAAGACACTAAACTAAGAGCTTGGGCTGAACAAATAGATAAGCAAGACCAACAAAAAATATCAAAACAAAACCTAATGAGATTTGAAGAAATATTTTTAGGAGTTGGTGCAGATGTATTATCGTTTATGGAATCCGTACTTACTGCAAATCCTGATTCTGCCAAAAAACAAATGGTAGCTCGTTTACAATCAACAATAGCTCAAGTAAAAGCAAGTGGTGACCCTAAAAAAGTTGAAAAACTTAAATTAGAGTTAGAAAGACTTAATTCACTTGGAGGATTTGATAAGATTGTACCAAATGAAGGTATTGTATTTGTATATGGCGGTAACACCTACAAACTAACAGGTGCATTCGCACCCCTAAATCAAATTTTAGGTATTTTCTTCGATAGTTAATCGTTTTTTTAATTTTGATATACTTATATATACAAATATATTGTATATACTATGGCAAAGGAATTTAATAAAAAGTTTATGCATCCAACCCGTAGAAAGTTGGTGGATATGGTATTGACCGGTGGTGATTATCAAAAAGAAGCATTTGTATCATTTGCTGGAGCAGATAAAGAAGTAGTAAAACGTAAGGTTGGGGAAAGATGGACGGATGAAACTGGTAAGTCTTGGGAACAGCATGAGGGTGGTAAGATAGAAGTTTCCGAATTGGGTGATATTATGGCCGAAACACGAGCTTATTTAGATAGATTAAATACATGTAAAGGTGAAGAATGTAAAACAATTAAACCTGGTAGAGTTGATAAAAAATTAATATCAAAAACCGGATATTGTACAACTTGTTTAGCAAAAAAAGAATCTAAAATAAAAATAGATGGATTGTGGGATGCTTATGAAGATTATAAGATATATAATAATATGATTTCCTATGGCAAAGATATTATAGCTCAATTTCAACAAGCATACAATGATGCTAAGCAGGAATATGAAGTTGTAAATGAAGATGGTACAATTGAAAAGTGGAGTATGGAAAGAGATGTGGCCGAATTGAAAGCAGAAATTTTAACTGATATAACTCGTTTTGAAGAAGAAATTCAACAGGCAAAAAAGTTAAGAAATGATGCTTGGGATAAATTAAAAGATAAAAATTACGATTTAGTAAAACCTCCTGTTGATTAATATGAGTACTGGAATTACACAAAAGAAATCTTTAAAGGAAATTATAGCTGATGAATACAAAAAGTGTGCGGTAGACCCTATTCACTTTATGAAAAAGTATTGTATGATTCAGCATCCGGTGAGAGGTAAAATTCCGTTTCACCTTTTTCCATTTCAAGAGAGTACCCTAACTCAATTTGCAGGAAATCGTTTTAATATAGTACTTAAATCACGTCAAACTGGTATCTCAACTCTTTCAGCTGGATACGCACTTTGGAGAATGTTATTCAATACCGATTTTAACGTATTGGTTATTGCAACTAAGCAAGATGTAGCAAAGAACTTAGTAACTAAGGTAAGAGTAATGCATGAGTTACTTCCTAGTTGGCTTAAGGGAGGTTCTTTGGAAGATAATAAACTATCCTTAAAATTACAAAACGGCTCTCAAATTAAGGCTATTGCATCATCTCCTGATGCTGGACGTTCTGAAGCATTATCACTTTTAATATTTGATGAGGCCGCCTTCATTGGTGATATCGATGAAATTTGGACATCTGCACAATCAACACTTTCAACGGGTGGAGCTTGTATTGCCCTTTCTACTCCAAATGGTGTGGGTAACTGGTTTCATAAAACTTGGTTATCGGCCGAAGAAGGTTCTAATCCATTCAATACAATAAAATTACATTGGACTCTACATCCTGAAAGAGGTGATGACTGGAGAGCTGAGCAAGAAAAATTATTAGGACCAAAGAAAGCAGCACAGGAATGTGATTGTGACTTTGTATCTTCTGGTGATACGGTTATTGACCCAGAATTATTAATGTTCTATAAAGAATCATATTGTCAAGACCCATTAGAAAAGACTGGATTTGATGGTAATCTTTGGAGGTGGGAATATCCGAAAGCAGGTAGTTCTTATATGGTTATTGCGGATGTGGCCAGAGGTGATGGTTCGGATTATTCCGCAGCACATGTTATGGATATAACAACCGCTACACAAGTAGCAGAGTATAAAGGAAAGGTTGATACTAAAGACTTTGGAAACTTCTTAGTTGAATTATCTACTCAATATAATGACGCATTACTTGTAATAGAAAACGCAAATATTGGGTGGGCTTGTATTCAGCAAGTAATAGATAGACAATACAAAAACTTATTCTATATGAGTAAGGATTTGAAATATGTAGATGTTGAAAATCAAATGCGAAACAAATATCGTGCAGATGAAAGACAAATGGTAGCTGGATTTTCAACTACATCTAAGACTAGACCATTAATTGTATCTAAGTTGGATGAATACTTTAGAGAAAAATCCGTTGTAATTCGTTCCAATCGTTTGATAGATGAATTGTTTACATTTATATTTATGAATGGTAGGGCTGAAGCTATGAAGGGTTATAACGATGACTTAGTAATGGCGTTTTGTATTGGATTGTGGGTTAGAGATACCGCACTTCGTTTAAGACAAGAAGGTATTGACCTTACGAAACGAGCAATAGGAGGTATTTCATCAAACATGCAACACGAAGGGGTATATGGTGGTAGTAGTATGGAAGATAATCCTTGGAAAATGAAAATAGGTGATGAATATGAAGATTTATCTCAATGGTTATAAAATAGTAGTGTTTTGATAAATTACGATATTTATGGTATATGCCAAAATAAAAATTAAAAGTAAATGATTAAATTAGCTAATATCCTAAAAGAAGATGAGTATGTAGACCAAGCTTACACAGCAGGTGATACTCCTACTGACAATCCAATTGATGATTATGATGAATTGGATGTTGAGCAAGAAGATATGGATGATTTCATAAACTTCTTAAAAAGTTATTCAACTCAATTAGAAGAAGCAAATTGTAATTGTGTTTATGAAGCAGAATATCAGGGTAGAGAAGTAAAATTGGGTAAACCATCACAAGGGGATGTTAAGAAGTTTAAAGTTTATGTTAAAAACCCAAAAACAGGAAAAGTAATTAAGGTAAACTTTGGACAAAAGGGAATGAGTATTAAAAAATCAAATCCTGAAAGAAAAAAATCATTTAGAGCAAGACACAATTGTGAAAATCCTGGTCCTAGAACAAAAGCAAGATATTGGTCTTGTAGAAAATGGTAAAATAAATTATGGCAGACGAACAACAATTAGATGACAGAAGTTTCTTTGGTAGACTTAAAAAGCTATTCTCAACCAATGCAATTGTAACGGTTGATAAAGATGGTAAGAGAAAAGTTGTAGATACTGAAGACCGTCAATATAATACTAACTTCGTAAATCTTAGAGATAGATACACAAAGTTACAAAGGTCTTATTATGAAACTCAACAAGGTGCTCAATCAATGGCATACCATCAAGTTCGTAGAGAACTTTTTAGAGATTATGATGCTATGGATAGTGACCCAATTATATCATCGGCATTAGATATATATGCGGATGAAAGTACAACTAAGAACGAATATGGTGATGTACTTCAAATTAAATCCACAAACGAAAACGTAAGAGAATTACTTCATAATTTATTTTATGATATATTGAACATAGAATTTAATTTATGGCCTTGGGTTAGAAACTTAGTAAAATATGGAGATGCTTTCTTAGCATTAGAAATTGCAGAAAATAAAGGTGTTATAAATGTAATGCCACACTCAATTTACAATGTAGAAAGATTAGAAGGTACTGACCCTAATAATCAAAACTATGTAAAGTATAAAGTTGAATTAGATAGATTTGGTAAAAAAGAATATGAGCAATATGAAATGGCTCACTTCCGCATGTTATCAGATACCAACTTTTTACCCTATGGTAAATCAATGGTAGAAGGTGCAAGAAGAATTTGGAAGCAATTATCACTTATGGAAGATGCGATGTTAATTCATCGTATTATGAGAGCACCTGAAAAAAGAATATTCAAAATTGATATTGGTAATATTCCACCGGTAGAAGTTGATAACTATATGCAAAAGATTATTAATAAAATGAAAAAAACTCCATTTGTTAATAAGGAAACTGGTGATTACAATTTAAAATACAACATTCAAAACCTTACTGAAGATTTCTTCTTACCTGTTCGTGGTAGTGATAGTGGTACGAATATCGAAAACCTACAAGGTTTAGAATACGCAGCTATTGAAGATATTGAATATCTAAGAGGTAAATTATTTGCAGCATTAAGAGTACCAAAGGCTTACTTATCGTATGATGAGAACGTAAATGGTAAAGCAACTCTAGCAGCAGAAGATGTTCGTTTCGCAAGAACCATTGAAAGAATTCAAAGAACAGTTGTTAGTGAATTAACAAAGATAGCAATTGTACACTTAGCAGCTCAAGGTATAGAAGATTCGGAAATGACAAACTTTGAATTAACACTTACTAACGCTTCTACAATTTATGAGCAAGAAAAGGTTAATTTATGGAGTGAGAAGGTTAGATTAGCATCTGATGCAAAAGCACTTAATATGTTATCATCTGATTGGTCATACCATAACATATTTGGATTATCACAAGATGAAGTTGATATTGAAAGAGCAAAAGTAATATTAGACCTTAAAGATAGATTTAGACATACTTCTATTGAACAACAAGGACAAGACCCGGCAAATCCACCACAACCACAAAATGTGGAGGAGGAAATCGGTAAACTTAAAACTGAAATTGAATTGAATAGAGGTGTTGGAAGGCCGAAAGAAGGAAACACTTATGGTAAAGATAAGCATCCGTATGGTAGAGACCCATTGGGAGATGCAGAAAATCATAAGGAGAGAAAGAGAGATGATAGACACTTAAATGCAAATGCAAAAAAGCTTGCAAGAGAATATATAAACGGAATTTCATCAAAAAAGAAGGTTTTAAACGAAAAATCTGATATGTTAGATGAAAAAAACCTATTAGATGACACTAAAATTTAATAAAGAAAAATTTGTTTATATTTATATGTGTTAGTTTATAGGGTAGATTAAATATAGGGTAATTAAATGAAAAAAATTAAACATTCCAAGTTTAAGAACACTGGAGTGTTATTTGAGCTTTTAGTAAGACAAATAACATTGGAAGTTCTTAATGGCGATAAGAAAGAAACCGCTAAAACAATCGTAAGAGAGTTCTTTGCTCCCAATACAGAGTTAAATAAAGAGTTACGTCTTTATGATATACTATTAAAGGAGAAGTATAGTTCCGAAACAAAAGCGGATAGATTGGTAGAGACTGTATGTGATGCACATGCTAAATTAAACCAATCGGTATTATCAAAAGAGAAATTTAATCTTATTAAAGAAGTTTCAGCTAAGTTTGATATTGAACAATTCTTATCATCACCTATTTCTAACTATAAAGTATTAGCTTCTATATATAAAGTATTTGAATCTAAAAGAGAATCAAATTATGATATTAAAGATATTTTTAATTCTAAAATTACTTTAATTGAGAATATTACATCTAAGCCCTCACAAAAACTACAACCAACCGAAGATAAAAAGTTGATTGAAACCTATAAACAACAAGACAAAGACCTTAGATTATTAACCTATAAAATCTTAGTAGAAACTTTTAATAAAAAATATACAAATTTAGATGATTCTCAAAAAAATCTATTAAAAGAGTATATTAATAATATTACTAATACTACAAAATTCAAAGATTACGTTTCGGTTGAACTTCCAAACATTGTAGCTGAATTGAAAGCTATCAAAGCAAAGGTGGAAGATAAAGTTACTACAATTAAATTATCTGAAACTATTTCAGTTTTAGAAAAAATGAAAATGGGTAAAACTGTATCCGATTCTCAAGTTTCATCAATTATGCTTTCGTATGAGCTAATTAAAGAACTTAAATCTAAACTAAAATAATGGAAGCTAGATTAAAAGAGGCTATTAGAAAATACGTTAGAGAGCGTAATATGAAAAAGACATTGGATGAAATGTCTGTAACTGGAAATGTAGCAGGATACGATACACCAGCAGCATTTTCAAAACCGGGTCAAACCAAAAAGAAAAACAATAGATTAGCTAGTGTAACTGGCGGAACTGTTGTTGATAATTTGGAAGAAGGTGAAAAGGATTGGGCATTGGGTGATGTGCCGGCTAGTAAAGATGAAGCACTACCAATGAAACCAGTATCCGTAAAAGATATTGATAAAGCAAAAGTTGCGGATGTTAGTGGGATGATTGTTGCAGAAAATAGATGGTTAGAATTGAAAAGAGAAGATTCTTCACCAAAATCAAAAGTTGGTAGAGGCGTTTCTAATATACAAAAACAACTTTCTGAAATGGAAAAGTTTGTTAATTGGTATTCTAAAATTAAGACAGAAAATGGACTTAAGAAAGAAGATTACTGGAAAAGAACAAACGCATCCCTATATAAAATCAGAGAAAGGTTAATGAGAATAACTGAAAAATTAAGAACTTTATAAAATGCCAGCAGTATCTAAAGCACAACAAAGATTTATGGGAATGGTTCATGCAGCTCAAAAGGGTGATATGGAAAATCCATCACCTGAAGTACAAAAAGCAGCAGATTCAATGTCCGATAAAGATGCTAAAGACTTTGCATCAACATCACATAAAGGTTTACCAAATAAAAAAGAAAATATGATAACTAGAAATAGATTAAAGGAAATCGTTAAAGAAGTAATGGTAGAAGAAGCAGAATACCAAACATTCTTTAAAAAGGCTTTGGAAAAAGCTGGTAAAGGTATCAACGATATGGATGATGCTGAAAAGAAAGAATTCTTTAACAAAATTGATACTGCTTGGAATGGTAAGGGTGAGAAAAACGAAGAACTAACTGGTGGACAGCATAAATTAGATGTTGATAAAGATGGTGATATTGGAGGAGATGATTTAGCAGATTTAAGAGCTGGTAAAAAAGTAGATGAAGCTGCAAATTTAAAAACCATAGCAATGTTGTTTCAAAATAAAGGAATTAAAGATGCTGTTAGAAAAGACCACGCTGATAAACTTAGAAAAATAATAGAAGATAGTGGTATTAGTACTAAAGGTGTTAGTGATTCGGAGTTAATTAAAATAGTAAACATCTTAACTAACGAATCTGTAAAAGAAGATATTGCAACTGAATTACCAAAGGCTTCAATTCCATCGGCAGTTAAGCAAAGATTGGGAATGGCTATTGATAAAATTAAAGATGCTAAACTTAGTAATATTCAAAAATTACAATTAGTAGCACAGGTGGTTGATGCATTAGGTGTAGATAAAACACAATTAGGTACAATAGCTACTAGAATCCGTAATAAAATGGAATCTAAAAAATAAGAATATAAAATGAAATCACTCTTAATAGAAACAAACCTATTTGAAGGTAAGGTAAATGAAGATGAAGGAGGAAGAACCTTAGTAAAAGGAGTTCTACAAAGAGCATCTGCTGAAAACCAAAATGGTAGAGTATATCCTAAAGAAATCTTAATGAGAGAAGCTAAGAAATACGAAGTACTAATTAAAGAACGTAGAGCATTAGGTGAATTAGACCACCCTGACTCCACTGTAATTAACTTGAAGAACGTATCTCATAACGTAAGAGAAATACATTGGGAAGGAGATGATTTGTGTGGTACAGTAGAAATTCTACCAACACCATCTGGTAATATTTTAAAAGAATTATTAAAAGCTGGAATCCTATTAGGTATCTCATCAAGAGGTATGGGTTCGGTAAGTAATATTGGAGAAGGTAAAGTAAAGGTTCAAGATGACTTTGAATTGATTGGTTGGGATTTTGTTTCCAATCCATCAACACATGGTGCATTTATGGTGCCTGTAAACGAATCCGTTAATAGAGGTTTACAACAAATAGGAACTGATGTTTGTGGTGAGTACTGTAAAGCACAGGATTTAATGAGAGAAATAATAACTGAAATAGCATAATAATGGCAAAGAATTTTGACATATACGATTTTGTACACAACAATAAGATAACCTTAAAAGTTGATGCACCAAAAGGAACAACTGTATCTAAAGCATACAATGATATCCGTAAAACTAACTTGAAAGAAGTAAAGATAGTTAATGGTAAATTCAGCTTAGCTGAAAATTTAGAAGATAGAAAATTATCAAACGAAGTTAAAAAACACTTCTTAGAAATTATTTCTACTTACAATACTTTTCAAGACCAAATGAAAAGAAAATCAGATATGAGTGAGGTAGCTGATACATTAGGTGCTATTGTTGAGGCTGCAAAAGAAATGACCCTAAGAGAGAGTGGTGATTGGTTCGATAATGTGACTGTAAAAAGAAATATGCAAGAATTGGATAAATTGGGTAAATCATTTGATAAATTTGCAGTTGAAGCAAAAGCAATGGATGAAAGATTACATTCTTTATATGAAGATATGGGTCACATCTTAAATCGTTACTATGAGATTGCAGATATCAGTACGGATACAATGCATGAAAGATTAGGAAATAAAAAGAAATAATTATGATTCGTTTAGGAGGATTGGTATCACAAAAAGCATTTGGTAAATTTGAAATGGGTAAAGTAGTTTCTAATCCATTTGCAACCGCATTCGTTAATGAAGCAGAAGGCGAAGACCACGAAGTTTCTATGGCAAATAATTCAATAGATACCATTATTAAAATGGCAACTGAATTGAAAGCTAAAATGGGCGAGGATGAAAAACAAATACCAGCTTGGATTCAAGACCATATTTCTAAAGCAGAAAACTACATTTCTCAAGCATCATCTAATTATCACGAATATGGAGATTCAAACGAAAGTGTAATAAATGAAGATAATACAGCATTTGAAACATTAATGTTAATTAGAAATTTAGAACAAACAAATAAACTATTAGCACAAGACCTTAAAACAAGCAAACGATTACCTAACGATAAAAAAGAAAATATCAAAAAATCTATTGTAGTAAATCAAGGTTTAATAAATTACTATAAAGAAACCTATAAAAATCTTAAAAATAACGAATCAGTAAACGAAGCGGCACCTTGTTGGAAAGGATATAAGCAAGTTGGTATGAAAGATAAGGGTGGTAGACAAGTTCCAAATTGTGTACCTGAAGGAAAGGTAAATGAAGCTAGTAGAGTACCAAAAATGTATGTAAAATATATGGCGGTACAAAAGAAAGTTAATGAATTAGAAGCAGCACAAAAAGCAATGGCTACTAAGTATTTTGCAGAAAAGGAATTAAATAAAAAAGCAAAGATGTTGCAAGATTTGAAAAAAGGAACTGAACAATTAGCATCATATAGAAGAAACCTAGCTGCAATTGAAGATAAGTACATTACTGGATTATACGCTGATGCAGAGTATGAGGGTGAATAAAAAATAAAAAAGTAAAATATTTTTTGATAAAAGCTTGGTTATTCCAAGCTTTTTTCGTATATTTGAGTATGATTAAGCCTTTCTCAATATTAGATACACGAACTAAGGAATGGCAGGACCGTAAGAGGTACTGGATACAAACCTACAATATTCAATCAGAATTAGGTAGAGAAGATGCCGAAAGTAGAGCTCGTTTTTGGGAAGATAATACAATTTCAATATTCGATGCAACTCTTTGTGAGTATATGTATCAATGGTTTACTCCTAAAGGTGGAATGATATTAGACCCATTTGCCGGCGGAAGTGTTAGAGGTATTGTGGCAACTGAAATGGGATATCAATACGATGGAATAGACCTTTCCAAATTACAAATAGAAGAAAATCAAAAGCAATCAACCAAACCAAATTGGATGGTGGGTGATAGTGATGGGGTATTAGATACAATCAATACGGAAATAACTGGAGAATATGATTTTGTATTTACTTGCCCACCTTATTATGATTTAGAAGTTTATAGTGATAATCCTTTGGATATATCAACTATGGAAGATGATAAGTTTGATGAGAAATATTTCAGTATTTTAGGAAAAGCTGCACGAAAGTTAAAGAATAATAGATTCTTTGCAGTTGTAGTATCTGAAGTTAGAGAACAATCCGTAACTGGAAATTACAAAATTGGAAAGTATAAAGGGTTAGTAAACAAAACTATTAGAGCATGTGAAGGAGCTGGATTACACTTCTATAATGATATGATTTTATTCAACTCACAACATCAGGCTGCTAGAGTTGTTGATACCTATTTTAAAAGAAATCGTAAAGTAGCATCCGTTCATCAAAACATATTGGTATTTGTAAAAGGAAACCCTGATATTGCTGCAGAAGATATTGAATGGGATGGAACTTATCAATGTGTGGTAGATGGTGTGAAATACAAATCATTTAGAGAAGCAGCAATTTCAATAGACCCAAATACATTAGTAGCTACCGAAATTGAGAGAAGATGTCGTTCAACTAAATCTAAATACAAAGAATGGCAAATCATTGGTGAGGAAACAAAACCACAAATTAAATACGAAGTTGATGGAGTTCCATTTGAAAACCCAAAGCAGGTAGCTGATAAATTAGGAATATCCGAATCCGATGCAAGAAATTATTTTGAATCAAATAATCCTGCATATCGTCATTGGAAAAAAGTAAATCGTAATGATATTAGTTATGATGATATGTTTGATGAACAAACTCATTCAAAGATACAATTACAACTTCCAATTATAGAATGCGAAGGTGTTCAATTTTATTCAATGATAGAGGCAGCTAATCACTTTGGTTGTTCAGATGAACGTATTCGCCAAAAACTTAAATCAGATAAACATACTGATTACATCTATCTTTTCTAAAAAATTCTTTAGAAAAATTACGTTTTCTCAAACTTTTATATATTTATTGATACAATAACGTATTTTCATATACGTTTTTCCATTGGTAATGAATACTCTCCTATATGAGCAGTGACCAAAACGCCAATTAAAAAAATTCTATTGAAGTCCACAAAATACAATGACTTCAGAAATCCGATAAAATAAGGAAACAAATGGCAAGTTCAAAATTGTTGAAAGAAGCAATTGCTGATGCTAAAGCTGTACGTGAAACTGCTATCGCTAACGCTAAAATCGCATTAGAAGAAGCATTTACTCCTCGTTTACAATCT